AATTAAGTGATGCAACAATACGAGAACTGTCAGTTGCTTTTATGTTGGTATTACGCAGAACTCCTGAAGATGAACTTTTTGAAAATGTATATGAATATTCAAAATTACTATTAAAGAAAGTGAGGGGGCAATGAAATTTAATTGTGGCGAATCGTGGTCAACTAAACAACAAAGACTACAAGAGTGGCACGAATGGTTTGCTTGGCGTCCAGTGCGGGTTGGCGACAATGATTGCAGATGGTTAGAAAAAGTGCAACGCAAGGGTAAATACATATACTACGGCATTGACTCATGTTGGCTTTGGGAATATAAGGAGATTGAGAAATGAGCAATATAGATGATTGGGCATGGAAAATCATTCGTGCTTGTGGGTTATCAACTGCCAATTCTGATATTAATGTTTTTAAATTACATGAATATATTACAGAGATGATTTACACACCTCGATTTAAAGAATTTCCTGTTGGCAATTTTGTTATGCGGTTTTACAAAACAGACCATGTATGGACGTGCACAGTCACAGAAGATATGTTGGATGAAGCAATTAAAATTGCAAAACCATTGTCAGAAGAATATATTCAATCAGAATGGGAAAGACTTGGAAAGAAAGCGAGTGAGAAATGACTGCAAATGAACTAGCAGATGAATTAACAACTTTTGTTGTAGTTTACAAAATCAATAATCTTGATTGTATGACTCTTAACGAAGCAATCACCACGCTACGTCAACAAGCCAAAGAAATTGAAGAGTTAAAAGAACGCTTAGAAGAAACTCGTCAGTTGTATTTAAAGCAATTAGCCATCACCCATTCTGACACCCAATCACACCCAATTGAACCAGTAGCAATGCGTTATGACTTTGATGGATATGGATATATGTATATTGACTCAGGTTCAGGAAGTGATTGGCAAACGAGAGAGAAGGGAGAGTTTCTTTACACCAAGCCATTCTTTAATCAAAAGCCTGTTGCTATGATGGTTAAAATGGATGGGTTTGATAAACCTGAGTTTACTACAACCTGTAGTTCTGATGCACTAAAACATCCTAACTATACTGCATTGTATGACCATCCACCAATAGCATTTGCTGAACTAGAAGAGGGGCAGAGTATTCCTCTTTACGAACATTCTGAAGATAGAGATTCTGCTATCTACGCAACTGGTTATTGGAATGGTATTCAGAAAGCTAAAGAAAAGAATGAAACCTTAGACACAAGGTCTTACTTGATTGGTAGATATGATGGGTTGCGTGAACTAAGCGATGAGGAAATAGGGGAATTTAAAGGTCAATGGTATCGTGGCGATTTCAATTCATTTTATGATTTGGTTCAAGCCATCCTAAAGAAAGCGATTGAGAAATGACAGGTTACGTTTTTACACATCCACCAGCTAAAGTAGGTTGTTGGGTTATTGGTGGAGATTTAAATGTTTTTGTTTGCAAAAAACCAAACTGGTTTCATAAAAAGATGACCAAGTTTTTCTTTGGTTGGGACTGGAAAGATGGTGATTTTGAAACACAATTAAGGAAAGCGAACGAAAAATGACAGCAAATGAACTTGTAGATAAGTTAGAAAGTGTAAGTATTAGATTATTGGGTAAAGAAACTGAACACGCAGGTAGAGCTATTATCCTCTACAGAGAATCAGCTATCATGTTACGCCAACAAGAAGCAGAATTGACTGAAGCAGGACATATGATTGGTGTATTACGAGAAGAAATTAGTTTGTTGAAAGAAGAAATAGAAGTGTTGAAACCATATAAAGAAAAGATTGAAATGATGGAACGAGCCTATGATGACCATATTAAAAAATCAATGGGTGAGGTTAAAGACCTTATAAAGAAAGCGAGTGACAAATGAATGAACCTGTAGCCCATAGATTTAAATGGGAAGAGCAAGAAGAATGGCAGTATGGCGATGGGTATGACGCAACAGGAGCGCCTAACGACCCTGACTATTTTGCTTATGAACCCCTTTACACCCACCCAATGCGTGAACTAACAAATGAGGAAATATTAGAACTTTATCATTCTGAACCTAGATTTGATGCTTTAGATAATTTTAAATATTTAAATTTTGCAAAAGAAATATTAAAAAAGGCGAGTGAGAAATGCTAATCGGATTTGTTAAAGAAAAACAAGAAGAAGCATTTGACGATTGGGTCAAGTTGCTCAAAACTGCAAAAGCGGAAGAAGAATTCTTAACCGACCCCAAAGCGGTATGGTTGGAAGCTTGGACACAAGCAACCATGGTTGCCTGGGGTATAGTGAATGATAATGTTCCTCCAGAATATAGAGAGAAAGTATTTGATCAAATGAAAATAAAGTTATTAAAATGAGATTTCGTGAACTAAAGAAACCACGTAATAAGTCTCATCATGAAGCCACTAGACGTAATTCACGTTATCGTCGTGGTATTTTTAATCGATGGTCTACATTTAAAATCATGATGAAATACGGACGTCGTAAACCTATTCGTTGGTGGCAAAAAAGACATAATAAAATGTTTACTAATGAGTAAACACATGGTATAATGTATCTAACACTTAATACTAAACACTTAACTAAGGAGCTATATGAATATTTTTTATCTTCACCCTATCTCAAGAATTTGTGCTTTATATCATTGTGATAAACATGTTGTCAAAATGATTGTAGAAACTGCACAATTATTAGCAACCGCACATCATGAACACAATCACCCGGTTACGTATAAGCCTACTCATATTAATCATCCTTCTGCTATATGGGCTAGATCATCTCGTTTACATTACAACTATTTAGTTGGTTTAGGTAAAGCTTTATGCGCAGAGTATACAAAGCGTTATCATAAAACGCATGCTTGTGAACAGTTATACGACGGCGAATTAAAAGACCCACCACCTAGTCTTACATTTAGTGGCTGGACTAATCCACCACAATGTATGCCTGATGAATATAAACATGAAGACACGGTTACTGCATATCGTCGTTATTATCGTTATAAGCAAAATGTTATCTCTATGAAATGGTATCAAGATAATGCATATGCACCTGATTGGATGGTTGCATGAATAAGTGGGATCAACGTTATTTAGATCTTGCCAAGTATATCTCAACTTGGTCTAAAGACCCGTCTACCAAGTGTGGTGCTGTTATTACTGACAAGTATAACAGAATTATTAGCACTGGGTTTAATGGTTTTCCTCAAGGCATACAAGATGATGACAGGCTTAAAGATAGAAATACAAAGTATGAAATGATTGTGCATGCTGAGCAAAATTCTATTTTGTTTGCTAAACAAGATCTACATAGTTGCTCAATTTACACATGGCCATACCAACCTTGCTCTGTTTGTGCGGCAGTTATTGTACAAGCAGGCATACAAAGAGTAATTTCACCACAGATCTCTGCTAAAAGATGGGAAGTGTCATTTAAATTAGCAAATGATATGTTTAAAGAAGCAAACGTAGAAACTACATACATAGGACAAAAATCATGAACTTAACTGAACTTATAGAACAACTTGTAGAAATTAGAAGAAAAAGAACTGATATTGCATCACAAGATAGTGAATTATCTAAACAAGCTTCACAACTAGAAGCTGATATTATGCATTTAATGTCAGAGGTAGGCACCACCAAAGCAGCTACCGAAACAGGGCATAGTGTAGTCATGGCTAAAAAGTCAGTACCTGTTATTACAGACTGGGATGCTTTTTATAGTTATGTACAACAAACAAAGAGTTTTGACTTACTCCATAAACGCTTAAGTACTACAGCATTTAAGGATCGAGCAGAAAATGGTGAACAGATCCCCGGTTCATCAATTACAGAATTATGGGGAATTACATTAACTCAATCACGTAAATAAAGGAACTTAAATGTCTAAAAACGAAATCGTCTCATTTGAATCAGAAATGGCTAAATTAGCCGAGCAAAGTATACAAGCAGAGAAAAACTCTGCAAGTGTATCATTTATCACAACTAGTGGTGGTGTAATGAAGTACCGTGATAATCCAATTGCTGGTAATTCATTAGATGTCATTGTGCTTGCATCTCCGGTTGAGCGTTTGTATTACACATCAAGGTATGACCCTACCAACAATGCACCACCAAGTTGTTTTGCATTAGGTCCTACAATTACAGGGTTAAAGCCAAGTCATTTATCTGATTCACCTCAAGCAGAGTTATGCGAATCATGCCCTAAAAATCAATGGGGTAGTGCTACGAACGGGGGTAAAGGCAAGGCTTGTGGTGAAAAACGTCGATTATTTTTAATGACCGCTGACTCTGCAGTATCAACTGATTCAGTGAATTTAGCAGAGGTGGCAGCACTTCGTATTCCAGTTACTAGTGTAAAAGGTTATGCTACATATGTGCAAACTGTGGCTTCTACAGTAAAACGTCCATTGGCAGCAGTAATTACTAAAGTATCATTGGTTCCTGATCCTAAAACTCAGTTTAAGATTCAGTTTACTTATGTAAAAGCACTTGATGATATGTCAGTAGTGAAAGCATTGATTGCAAGAGGTGAAAAAGAAATGACCAATGCAATTAATAATCCTGATACTGAAGCCGATGAAGAAGCTGCACCAACATCTAACAAATACTAAGGAATCATAATGCCAACAAGACAAGAATTAATACTACAATTTATGCTTCAAATAGCAGCAAATGGCTCTGTTCAGGTCACAGATGCAAAGTATGTACATAATATTGCATGTAATTTAGCTGACCAATATATTAAGAACCAAGCGTAATGACTGATCCTATCTTTTTAGACTTTGAAACAGAAGCCATTGGGCCTAGACCGGAACACTATCCGCCTAAGCCGGTTGGCTTGGCTGTTTTAGATCGAACAGGTCAGTTTAAGTCAGGTTATTACTCGTTTTGTCATGATTCAGGTAATAACACAACTTATTCTAATGTTCGTGATCTTTTAATTCGTATATGGGAGTCTGGTAGACATGTTTGTTTTCACAACGCTATGTTTGATCTTGCTGTTATTGTTGAACAGTTTCACCTCGATTTTCCTCACCCTTCTAGGGTGCACGACACTTTGGTTCTTGCTTTCTTGTTTGACCCTTATGTCCGTTCTTTATCATTAAAAGAATTATGTGTTGAGTGGTTGAACATTAAGCCTGAAGAGCGTGATGAGCTATTTGAGTGGTTAGTACAGCACATACCTGAAGTTGCTAAGAAGCCTAAAACTGCTGGTGCATATATTGCTCGTGGTCCTGCAAACCTTGTAGGAATGTATGCAGAGGCCGACGTTAAATTAACAGCTAAGTTATGGGACTTTACCTTATCTGTTAGAGAAACAATGCCTGAGGCCTATCTTAGAGAAATAGAGTTAATGCCAGTACTATTAGAGAATTCCAGGTTAGGAGTTCGTGTTGATCGTGAAGGTCTGCAGTCTTGTCTTGATAAGGCAAAAGCAGATATTATACAGTGTGAGAACTGGCTGTATAAATACTTTTATGATGACACTATTAACTTTAATTCTGGTGCTCAACTCGTTCAAGTCATTCAAGCTAAAGGTTGTTATAACAAAGACAAAGAATGGCCAACGAGTGATAAAGGTACACCTCTATCGGATAAAGATACACTTGCAGATTTAGTCACTGATACAGAGTTATCTTCTGTACTTAGACATCGAGATGTGTTGGTGAAACTTACGGGTACGTACATTGAGCCATGGCTAGAACAATCAAAACTATCAGGCAGAATTTATACAGAGTGGAACACAGTCCGTGGCGAAGCAGGAGGTACAAGAACAGGACGATTATCATCTAAGCCTACACTTCAAACAATGCCTACACGTGGCCCAAAAACTCCACTGCCCTCTGAAATTCATGATCTCATTATACCTAAAGTCAGGCAGTATATTCTACCTGATGAGGGGCATAGTATGATTGCAGCTGACTTTAATGCTCAAGAGCTTAGATTGTTTGCATATTTTGAAGACGGTAAACTTAAAGAGCAATACTTAAAAGACCCTAAAGCAGACCTTCACACATTTAGTAAGAACATGATGAGTGAAAAAGTAGGTAGAGATATTCCAAGAGACTATGTGAAAACGTTATCATTCGGTATTCTTTATGGTGCAGGACCTAAAAAGCTGAGTGAGATGTTAAAGATACCGTATGACGAAGCTCGTGAACTTGTTGATCTTTATAAATCAGAAGTTGCTACAGGTCTACCAAAGATTAATGATGATTTAATGACTAGATATAGAGCAAAAATACCATTTAAGACAATAGGTGGTAGACTCATTAAAGGTGAACCGCCTAAGATGATTCATGGTAAGTTCATGGAGTTTGGCTTTAAGTCTTTAAATACACTTATCCAAGGTAGTGGTGCTGATATGACAAAGCAAGCAATGATTAATTTTGCTAAAATAGCAGACAGATCTAGATTGTTATTGTCTTTACATGATGAGATTGTTATTTCATGTGAAAAAGGGTATGAAGAACGTGAAGCAAAGAAATTAGAAGAGTGTATGATGTATGCATTTAAACTTGATGTGCCATTTATTGCAGAGGCAGTAATTGGAAATAACTTTAGCGAGGTGAAATAATGAGTAGAAAACAAGTAACAAAACAAGAACAAGACTTATTCTTAGGTCATCATGATATACCACCTGATCAAGTCAATAGTGCGATTGAAAAGATTAAAGAAGGTGCAGATGCGCCTATGACAGAGCAGATCTATGGTGAAACTAAGTCTTATATGGGTGATGCTAAGCAAGCATTGTTTGTGAAAGACGGTGAAATACGACCTGATGATGATCCTTTAATTGAGTTCATAGAGCTATATCAACCTGGTGTTATGGTGGATAGACAGAAGTTTTATAGACGGTTACTTGATGTCTTGGAGGGATGGAAATGACTAAAATGAGCCAATTACAAAGACAATTATTAAGTGGTGGAGGTGGAGTAACTCTCTTTACACAACAAGAATTTGATGAAGCTTTAGCACTTGCCAAAGCTGAGATCATGGCAGTTGCTATACAAACCACTAAGCAAGCTATTTTAATTGAACGAGAAGAATGTGCAAAGATTGCTGAAGAATGGTCAGATGGTGTCACTGACCCTGAAAGTAAAGCAAAAGAAGTAGCAGAACTTATTCGCAACCGTATACCAAGTCAGAGGAATTAGATGATCTATTCATATTCCACTGTTAAGATGTACGAGCAATGCCCTCGTAAATTCAAGTTTAGCAAAATAGATAAACTACCTGATTCATCAGGAGATGCTGCCAATAGAGGTAAACTCATTCATGCAGAGATTGAAGCACTATTGAATGGTGGTCTTCCTGTTTTTTCTGATGAAGTAATTTATTTAGAAGATAAACTTTCAAGATGGGTACAGCTTAAAGCAGCATCTGAAATGTCCATTGCAGTTGATGAAAACTTTAATGCAGTTCTTTATTCTGACCCTAAAGCAAAGTTTCGTGGTGTGATTGATTTGTATTATGAACAAGGTCCTGAAGCTACTATTGTTGACTTTAAAACAGGTAAACATCGTGATTATTCAGACCAAGTCACTGTATATGCAGCAATGATCATGTCATGTAAACCGCATATCGAGTATGTGAAAACAGCAATTGAGTTTATTGACCTTGCAAAAACTGATGAGTATAAACTTATTACTAGATCTGATCTTCCTGTGCTTCAATTACGAATTAAAAATAGATTAAAAGCTCTTGAAAAAGATAAAATTTATGCGCCTAATCCATCTTACTTATGTAATTACTGCCATTATAGAAAATCAAATGGTGGACCGTGTAAATGGTAGAAAAAGTATTAGAACGTGATCTTGAAAGACATTTTAGTAAAGAATGTAAACGATTAAAAATCACAAGTCTTAAACTTCATCTTCGATACAGCACAGGTTATCCTGATCGATTAGTGATACTTCCATTTAATAAAGTGTTATGGATAGAGTTAAAGACGCTTACAGGTAAATTATCAGCAAGACAAGAACAAATCCATTTTCAATTACGATTACATCATCATTGTGTACTTGTACTAAGAACAAAAGAGGAGATTACGAATGCTTTGGAAACCGCATCAATATCAGCATAACGCAGTACAATTCATGCTTGAAAATGGTTCAGGTCAGTTATGGTTAGAGCCTGGATTAGGAAAAACTAGTATCACATTAGAAGCAATTCGTCAACTTAAAGACTCAGGTGCAGTTAAAAAAGTATTGATTGTAGCGCCATTAAGACCATGTTATGCAGTATGGCCTGATGAAGTAAAGAAATGGGATAATTTTCATGAATTAACAGTGAGTGTTCTTCATGGTTTTCATAAAGACAAAACACTACATGATAAATCATTAATCCATGTGATTAACTTTGAAGGCTTACAATGGTTATCAGCAACCTTGAGAAGGTTGAACATTAAAATGCCATATGATATGTTGGTGGTTGATGAAATAAGTTATTTAAAAAACACCAGGACCCAAAGATTCAAGTCTTTAAATCCTTTACTTGATCAGTTTAAAAGACGTTTTGGATTAACAGGGTCACCTGCGCCGAATGGATTAATGGATATATTTGGTCCACAATTAGTAATTGATAGAGGTGCCACATTTGGTAAATACATTACTCACTTTAGAGCAAATTATTTCTATCCTACAGGCTATGGTGGATACACATGGGCATTACAATCAGATGCAGAAGAAAAAATCTATGAAGCGCTTGCAGGTAAAGTTCTTCGTATGGCTGCAAAAGACTATTTAGATCTTCCTGAGCTAATTACAAATAAAGTATATGTAGACCTTCCAACTGATGCAAGAAAAATGTATAAAGAACTTGAAGACAAATTACTTACAGACATAGATCTCGGTCAGGTAACAGCAGCAACGGCTGCAGTGGCAATTGGTAAATGTCAGCAAATTGCAAATGGGGCAGTATACTTAGACGGTGATGAAAGACATGTCAAAATTGTGCATGAAGCTAAACTTGATGCAGTAAAAGATATTGTAGAAGAATTATCAGGTCAACCATGTCTTATTGGTTATCATTTTAAGCATGATTTAGATCAGTTAAAGACAATATTTCCTCATGCACCTGTCATTGGATCAGGCGTTTCAGGCGATAAGCTTACTAAGATTATTAATGTTTGGAATGCAGGAAAAACGCCTGTACTTCTTGCACACCCACAATCTGCCGGACATGGTCTTAATTTACAAGGTGCAGGACATGCTGTGATCTGGTTTAGTAATACATGGTCTCTTGAAATCTATGAGCAATTTGTAAGACGTCTATGGCGCCAAGGGCAGCGAAATAACATTATTGTGCACCAGATCATTGCTCGTAAAACAGTTGATGAGGCTATTGTAAAAGCAATCGAATCTAAAGACAAGACACAGCAAAGTCTGATGAATGCAATAAAAGATTATGCAGCTGTTTCACATGATGAAAGTAAAGTGGTTACTTTTATTAAAAAATGTGGTACTATGTTTAGGCAGTAAACACTTAACTAAGGAGAATTAATGAAAGCATTTCCATGTATTAGTTTAATTAATAAAAAAGAAGAATTAGGTATGGATTTAAGAGACTATTTTGCAGGACAAGCAGTTATAGGATTATTATCAGCAATAGGCCAATATACAACAGGTTTTCCTCAAGGTACAAGTTTTGCAGAGATCACTGCATATGATGCATATTGGATTGCAGATGCAATGTTAGAAATGAGAAAAAACACATCTGAACAACTTGATCAAATAGGAAATAAACGATGACTAAGAATCCATATATTTATATAGCAGGCCCATTCTTTAATGACTGGGAATTAGGTGTCATTGAACGAATTAAGATGATTATTGAAACATATAACTTTAAATACTTTAGTCCTAAAGACGAACTGATGTATAAACCAGGCGTAACAACCCCTGAAGACATACTTAGAGCAAATGTTAATGGTCTAATGAAATCAGATTTATTGATTGTAGTTACTGACGGTAAGGATCCAGGCACAATGTTCGAGGCCGGCTGGGCATATGCTAAAGGTGTTCCTATGATCTATATGTGGCTTACAGGAACAAAGGAACAGAAGTTCAATGTAATGTTAGCAGCCACTGGTTCTGTGGTTAGATCATTTAATCAGTTATTTGAAGCACTTGATGACATTAGAGATACAGGCGAATTTCATCGTAAAATTTGGGGAGAAGGAGGAATGATGTATGAATAAAGAGGATCATGATTTCTTTATGCGTAGTTATTCATTAGAACATACTAAGCGTTACTCAATGAAACCTGTGATTCACTCTGAATCAGTAGCTACTCATAGTTATTTCGTAGCACTTGGTGTATTGATGATGTCTAAAGACTATGATTTTGATGTTGATCTTGCAATGAAAATTGCTATATGTCATGATCTTGCAGAGATGGAAATTAGTGATGTTAATCACTTAGTTAAAAAGAATTTTCCACAAGTTGCTATTGCACTTAAAACTGCAGAAGAAGAAATTGTCAATAATTTTCCTGATCAAGTAAAAGAATACTGCCATTTGTACCATGATGAAACGCCAGAAGCACTTGTAGTACATTATTGCGATGCATTTCAATGCTACCAATATGCAATGAATGAGATTAATATGGGAAATGGCGGTTACATGGTTGATGTTAGAGATAATAGCTTAATACGTATGGCAAAATTAGCAACTAAACTAGAGGCGTATAAAGTATGACAACAACTGATGATGTAATTACTGAACGTGGTAATGTCTATGGTGATTTTCATGAAGGCATTATGCTGGAAACGATTATCATTGAGTCAATTAAATTTAGACACCAAGAACATCACGGTAAACAAATGCCACCTGAGTTTGTGATGTATATGACTAAAATTGCTATGAAATTATCAAGATTAGCCATTACACCGAACCATATAGATAGCTGGACCGATATTGCAGGATATGCAAGACTTGTTGAATTACACTTAAAGAAAGAAGAAAATGCCTAAAGTAACTAAAGATAAAATGCCTCATTTACAAAAGATGCACACCGAATTAAAGTTCGGTAAACAACCTGGACCATTGCAATTTGTAAACCAACTTACTGCAATTGATGTCAAGATTGTGCATGCACCAACAGTTGCAGAGCTTCGTAAAACGATCTCTGTATTCTTAATGAATACATGGAATGATAAGATTCAGTGGACTTTTCCTGAAGAAGACATAGATCAGACCATTGACGAATTGTTTCGTTATGAATTACTACCCACTGCGATGGAAACGATCAATCTGACGTGGTCCGTAAATGGTATGGATATGATCGATACAACACATCTGATACGTCATCGCTTGTTTAGCTTTGCGGCACAAGTACATGGTGATCGTGATATGAGAGATGATAGAGTAATGGTAAAACCCTCTATTATGGCTAACCCTGAATTTTTTGATAGATACAGAAAGATAACTCAAGATGCTAGACAACTTTATATCGATATGCTTGATAGTGGGCTTGTGCATGGTCTCGATACCCGTACTATTATGCCTCGTAATTTTGAGCATTTTTATATGGTTCGCTGCACAATTAAAGACCTTATTGGTTATTGTGTTATGCGTGGTGATGAACAAATTCAAACAACAGTAGATAACATTATTGCAATGAAACTATGGTTAGAAGTATTAAAGATCTACCCATTCCTAAAAGGATTAGTTGACTTTAGAAAACCTGATGCATTTTATCAAAGACAATCTGCTAAAGGTAAAACAAATATCTTTCCACCTAATGCAAAGAACGATAACTTTGATTGGTGTGAAGAACAGTTTTACCACCCTATTGGAAGAGATGAATTCCCAGGCGGTGATGTCTATTTAAAAATACGAGAAGACTTATTAAGTCAAATTGATGCAATAGAAAAAAGGCATATACATGAGTGAAAGATGGTCAGTATATCAGTATAAGTTAAGTCAAAAGACTCATCAACAACGACTTCAGTTCTATCTTGATTTCTGTAAGCAACACCCTAAGCTTACAGAAAGAGTAAAGAGTGCATTATATGTTGTAGCAGTGAACTTAGAAACACAAAGTTTTACTGCAGAGATGTCAGGTCTTCCTAAACAAGTAGTGAATCGAGTAATTCGTAAGTTTAGAGACTTCTTACCTTTTTAACTTATCACTAAGATATTCATAACCTTCGTAGCCTAGGTATGGCAGTTGCATACCTAGTCCTACACCTCTTGCAAGTGGGTGAGGAACAGCACTTAATACACCTCCTGCACCACTGATTGCTTCAAGTGCACCTTTTAGCTTTTCACCTTTTTGCCAGTCTTCAATGCCTTGAAGACCTTGAATAGTGCCTAACCCACCACCTACTGTAGGAAGCACATGACGAAGAACAGGGTTAGCATTCATTGCTGCATTTGCTTTAGCAAGTACGTCCATAGCTTCTTGGCCATATGGTATTTTAGCAATGGTTTTACCAATAATAGATGGTTGATCAGTTGCCTTACTTAGTCTGTCTAATGCTTGCTGTCTTTGTATATCAGCCTCTGTTAATTTCTTAGCAGCTTCTTTTTTACCTTCAGGTACAGCACTCTTTAATTCTTCAAGTTGCTTACCGATTTTATGAGTAATCTCTGCATGACTATCATGCTCTGCTTTTGCAAGATCATATGCTCTTTTAGCAAGTCTTTGCTCACCAGGCGTAACTCCTTGTACAGGTGGTTTATAAAGTTCACCTTCTAGTTCACCTGAAAGACGATAGTCACCAAGACCTAGTGCTTTTTGTTTAGCTGCTGCAATTCTATTCTTCTCAGCAATTTGCCATGCAGATGTGCCTTGCTCATTTGCTTTAGACATGTCTTCAACTTGTGTAAGTAGCTTATGCGGTATCTTTTCACCTGGAATGACTGCACCATAGTTATAGCTCATTGGCGCACCTGCAACTTTTCTTTCACCAAGATCAAGTGCATCAAGCATTGTGGCTCTATGTGTTGCTTCATTTAACTTATCTTTAAGCATTGATAATTTAGCTACATGATCATCATGCACATTTTGTAATTGCTCTATGCTGTTTAAATGTAGTCTATTAATATTATCTAAGCTTTTTTGATATGAGTTCTTTGCAATCTCTGCATCAGATAACTTTGTTGTAGCTTCTTGAAACTCAGGTCTCATGTAATCAGGTTGAGGACCTTTTTTAAGTAGCATCTCACCTGCACCTGCACCTAATGCTGCAGGAATAACTGATTCAACTGAATTAATCGTAGGAGAACTAAGAGTGACTGTTCCTTTAGGCTCTGATTGTGATGTGTCTTGTGCTACAGAAGAAATGGCAGGTGCAGGAGGTTCATCAAAAATACCTGCATAGTGTTCTGAAGGTATTTCAGGTTGTGACTGCTGATCAGTATTTTTAGGGTCCATATATTACCTTTATTGATAAGGATATCGTTTTAATGCTTCATTCATCATCTTTGTATGATTATTAGGTAGCTCTTTTCTGTATGTATCAGAAGTAAAGAAGCCTCTAGGATCAGCAGTTTGATTTCTGTCATATGCTTGTTTAACATAACTATTATATGCATCGCCTAGTTCTAATAATGCAGAGTTGTCAACTTGTCTTCTTGTTGCCCAACCTTTAATGTAGTTAGGAAGTTGGCTCATGTTTGCATTTAAAGCAGATAACTGTTGATCTTGGTAGTTAGTTACACGAGATCCACCGAATGCTGCAGTCTTATTAGCAATAATGTTATTAATCACCTGTTGTGAAATAATATTAGCAGCTCTTGAAGCCATTACTTTTTCTTGTGGCGTTAGTTTAAGATTTTGATAAACAGGTTCTAAGTTAATACCTGCATGTGCATTCACATTATTAACTGATAAATTTCCGCCTTCTTGAAGAACTTGCATAGCAGCTTTACTAATTGCTTGTGCATAATTTTCTTTACCATTAAGCTGTAAAGGTGCAAAAATAGGGTTTGTCCCATCGGGACGCTTATACTCTGCATAGCTTTTTAACTCACTTAAGTCTGCATTAGATGACTTAAGTGAATCAATATTGATCTTAGCAAGACCTGAAGCCATTTCATTATAGTCTTTAATTGCGCCTGCTTCAATTGCTTTTCTTCTTTCATTAAACTGTTCAGGCGTTTCATCATATCTTTTGATAATGCCACTACTTTGTACAGGTGTTGTCTGAGGTTGTGGTTGATTCGCTGTTGATGTCTGTTGTTTTCCTAAATCCACACCATTCAGTATCTTATTAACATACCCTGCGGCTTTAGATGAGTCACTATATCCACCATAAGCAGCAAGTGCTTTATAGTAGTCTCCTCCATTTTGTTTAACAAGCTGTTGAATATAATAATCAGCAGCAGCTCTTGATTCTTTTTCATCAAAAGGGTTAAACTTAACACCTTGTTTATTTAGCATTGCAGCAGTATCAGGAATAAATTGATGCTTACCCATTGCTTTACTGTCTTTGTTCACTGCATACGGATTATCAGTACTTTCCACCATTCCTAAGTTGTCTAAAAGTTTAGGCGGTGTTCCATAGCTTTTCTCAGGGCTAAATTCAACAGGCTTAACAGCTTCAGGTTGCTTAACGGCACCTGTGCCTGATACAGGAATTGTAAGACCTAGTTTTGAAGACCAAGGACCTAAATTAGAAAGTAAATCATCTTTTTGCTCTTGACTTAAGCCTGAAGTTGCTTTAGCAATATCAACACCTTTGCCTAATAGTTCAATTGCATTCTTCATATCAGTCTGTTGTAGTTCAACACCTGTTTTAAGTGCATTTCCCATGTCTTTATCTACTGACATAAGTGCTACAATTTGCTGAGGAGTTGCCATTCTAGCAACAGAGGGTGCAACATTACCTGTCTGTAAGCTCTTCAATGCTTCTTGTGGTGATTCACCTCCCATAATATTGCTAAGAAGGTTCATACCTTGCTGCTTAAGTCCCATTTGGTACTGTTGACCTAACAATTGTGCTTTGATCATCGCAATATTAGGGGCTTGTTGCTGTTGCTGCTCTTGTTGTCTACCAACTTCAGTAGCTGCACTACCAAGAGCTTCACCTGCACTACCTGTTCGTCCTGGATTAAGAAGTGCGCCTGCAACTGAGAACCAGTTTGGGTTCTGTCTTTGGTTTAATGAAGAAACAAGCTCATTCAGTGCTTGGTTTTGCTTTACTAAAATATCGCCAGGTGAGGTTGATGTATTATCAGTTTCAATAGGTAGTGCCATGTTTATTCCTTTAAGTTCCAGTATTGACCACACCAGGTACTACTTGTCCTGATTGTACAGCATTTTGTTGGTCTAGTGTACCTGTATTACCATATGCATTTTGAGCATTTGTAGCCAATAAATTACCAAATTGATCGACTGCTTGACCTGATGAATTATATTCAATAGGCGCGGTTGTATTAGAACCTCCTGAATTCCCAAATAAACCACTTAAATAACTACCTAAACTACTTAAACCTGATCCAATTAACCCACTTGACCCAGGTGATGTACCGGTTGCTGGTGTTCCAAACAATGATTGTCCAAGAGGCGTATTACTAATACCAGCACCAAGAGCCCCTAATCCTGCTATCTGCTGTAAAGGTGATGCGGCATACGCACCAGGAATTGGACCAGTATAGGAAGAACTTGTGCTAGTTGGCATTGTATAGCCACGTAAGAGAGCAGACTCATTGGTTAGTTGCTGCATAGGGAATAACTGTTGGTTCTGAGCAATGGTTTGTTGCTGACCACCGAGTGTAGCAAGTGCATTAACATCACCTAATCCTAATGATTGCTGCTGGCTTGCTAAATTTCCTAACTGTCCAGATGCTGCTACTTTGTTGGCATAGTCTTGCTGTAGTGCTTGCTGTTGCTGAGCAGTGATGCCTAACTCAGCATTTGATATCACATCACCTAAAGCAGTTGCACCACGAGTTGAGCCAAACTGACCACTGCCTACTAGACCTGCAGTTGCCTGAGGTGCTAAGTTATATGCTATATTAGACTGCCCTAAATCACCGATAGCCTGTGCAAGATTAGAACTTCCTACGCCTTGTGCTAAGTTAATTGCACTATTTAATGTAGGTTGATAGTTTCCTACATTCTGTTGTGCTTGACTAAATGCTTGTTGCTGTAAGGGCTGTGCTCCTACATACTGAGCATTCTGTGCTGCTTGTCCGCCTTGCTGTGCTAACTGATTTAAATAATCGGTATAGAACTGAGGGGCAGCTGTTGCTTGTGATTGTGTAGTCGTGATATTAGGAAGAGCAGAACCTTGAGTAAATGAACCGCCTGATTGTGATCCAGCGGTGATGCCTAAATCAGGGACAGCAGGTGAAGAAGATGGAAGTGCCATATATTATCCTTTACTATGCCTTTTTAAGGCTTCTTTCATATACATCAACGGTGACGCCTTAGGCGGTATTTTATCATTGGGAGCCGATCTTTTGTGAGCTCTTAATGATTCTCTGAAGTGGTCAAGAAGTTTTGCTCCAGCATCACTACTACCGTTTCCGAGGGCAGCCACAGTGTCAGCATCAAATACATACTCACCATCGGCCAGCATCGCAGGAATATCATCTGATTGCCCATCGCCTCTTCCTTTCACGTAGTGCCCAGTAGCACCTGTTATAAACTCAGGTTTGTGCACATCTCCACCATCTTTATAGCCTAATGGAGAACTACCACTAAGCATATTGACACCAGAAGACAATAAACTATTTGTCGGATTAGATCCACCTTTATCTGCTAGCATGGTCTGCATTAAACTTGAATAAGGATTAGTTTGCTGACTGCTTGATGACTGAGATGTCGGATTTAATGCGGATAAACCACTTTGCATTAATGCGGTATTTTGAGATTCATTAGCAAGATGTGGTGCTATCATTGAAAGTAACTTAGGATCTAACTGTTTTAATTGCTGTAGTATTTGAGCATTTGTATTGTACACAGGAGCACCTGTTAAAGACTGACCAGATATTGGAGTAGGTATTTTTCCACCTGTTGTTGAACTACTATTCAATGCATCAATAGCATTACTTACTGAGCTAGGACTAGAACTAGAAGAAGTGCCTGCACCGGTTGCATAACTTGAAAGTGCTCCTGCGGCTGATGGAATTAAACTACTTGAAGTAGTTGTAGACCCTGGTGATAAAGCAAGATTAGTGCCTACACCAGCAGCAGTTCCTGCAGTACTGCCTAGTAATGCGCTATCTGTAACTTGACCTACTAAGTTTCCGGCACCGCCTGCTGCCCCACCAATGACTGCACCTTTAGCAAGACCTGATGCAGTGATAGGCTGACCTGTTATAGCATCAACAGCAGCAGTAGTTAAAGCTCCTTTGGCTGCACCTGTTAAAGCAGCATTACCTACTTGAGGTAAACCTACTATTGTATTTCCTACAGCAGGGTACAAAGCATTTTGCTGTGCTACTAAATTATCTAATGCTACTTGATCAGGAGTTTGAGCAGCTGCTGCTTGATCAACTAAACTACTAGTCGGATCAAGTTCAGGCGCAACATCTGTTGCTGCTGTTGATAATGCCTCTGAAGTATCAGATACTGGTGCAAGGCTATTTATTTGATTAACCCATGCTTCAATTCCATCAGGTGTTGGAATTTGAATGGTTGTTCCACCAAAGCTTGCTGATGTTGTTGGACCTGTGTAAGGAAATGAGTCGGTTGCAATTGCACCTGTCAATGGCTGTACACCTGTATCAATAACAGGTGCTGTAGACAAAGGAGGAGTTGTTGTAATTGGATCAGGTGTTACAGTAATCGGTGCATCAGGAACTGGAGTTACAATCGCACCAGAATCGGCTACAGTAGCATCTGTTCCTGCTTGTGTTGCCATGCTTCCTGTAGCATCTAATTCAGGCGCAACATCTGCTCCTGCAGCAGCCGCATCAAATGCACCAGCAGCACCTGCGGTAGCAACAGTAGCCGCTACTGTTCCAACTGTAGCCCAACCTCCTGGAACGTCATTTCTAACGGTTTGGTCAATTGCAGTACCTGCATTATCTATAGCATTATTAACCGTATCATCAACTTGTTTTGTAGTATCAAGTACTTGATTTACAGGTTCATCAACAACAGGTACGCTTATAAATCCATCACAACACATATTAAATCTCCATCCGCATTAAATACGGGTCTGTTGTTCTATTAGAGTCTTCAGTAAATGAAACATCATCTACGCCGACCGCACGAGCTATTTTTTCAGCTTTATCAGGTTCAGCAACAAACATAAATACAGTTTTTATACGTTTTTCTTGCATGGTTTTAAGAAAACTAGATAATGCTCTTAAATACATTTTTTGAGAACCGCCATTAATGATTCCCATTAATATACCTCCAGGTACTTTACCATAAGCAATTAAAACGTCTTGATAAGGATATACAGCAAATCCTGATTTAATATAAGTAGCAAGCGTAGTTTTTAATGCTTGAGCATTACCTCCACGATTTTTAACATGATTTTCTATAATTCTATTTACATCAGGCTTAGCATTTAAAGGATTCATATCAATAATTCGCATTCGTATAAATAATATTCATAAAGCCACATAATTCACTTGCCCAATCCTGCCAATTTTCAAACCCTCTATGGTCTGGTACACCGTTCTGTACAAAATATCCAATACCATTCATGCCATCAACCCAGTCACGCCACTTATCTTCTGGAACAGTTCCTAATTGGTTAGATGCAAATAAACCGGCCATTAAAGCACACCAATAGTCCCAAGTCATGTTTCTAGGATCATATGTTATCATGGATTACCTGTTCCTCTGACATCACCAATATCAGCACTTACTAATATTCTACCCATCTGGTAGTCGCCATTAAAGGTATTACTTTCAAAACGCATTCTTAATTCGCGATACTGCTCTTTCATGTCAATTTTAAGCGTACTTGGACTAAATGTATAAGGAGATAATTGGCTAGTTACATCTTGTTCATCAGCATAGCCTTTACCTTTAATATAAAGATTCATATCGCCTACTTGAACAAAGTCCGGCTCAACTCTTTCTACACGAATCCACACATTATCACCTTGCAACTGAGGATTACCTGGTCCTCCGCCTACCCAACCTAGTGAATTAGTCTCAAAAAAGGACTGAACAGCGTCCACATTAGTTAAGTATACCTGATCAGTGCCTACTTCATGCTGCCATAAAGTATACGCTTGGTTCAATGTAAATGAAATAGTTAAGCCTGAACCAGTAGAAGGCGCTCTTGATATTGTAGGAACTGTTCCTGTAAATGAAGAAGTATAATTTCCGCCTTGGATAATATTTAAAGAAGTAACAGCTCCTCCACTTACAGTAGCAACAGATAATAATGCAGGAGAACCAGCTCCCCCAACTACTTGAACTACATCTCCAACTGTATAACTTGTACCACCATTAATGACAGTTGCTGAGCTCATATAGTAGCCAGAAGATGTATTATCTGCCCATATAGGGTATCTAAATACTTCAGAGAAAATACCTGCAGATCTATTAGCGCCTATAGCGAATCCTGCATCATACCAAGTTTTTTCTCTTACATTATAGATAATAGCATTATTACATTCTGTTGAATTCCCTGATGGATAGAACCACCAGATCTCACCCCATCTAGGAATTTTGGTAACCCATACTTTTTGTCTTTGAGCATAGTTTAAATTATCAAAGAAATAATTTTGGTTAGTGTCATTCGGTATTTCTTGTACTACTCCATTGTACATTAAGAATCTATCTACACCAGCCCAATAGAATATACCATCATACTCAATAACACACTGACTAGACATAATAGATGTCTGAGTACTAATGATATCATATCGCCAATAAATGGTAGATGTTCCTACAGATTGTGGAGCATAAGTCACTCTTGTTAATTGATCAGTACTCCAAAACAAGCCTGCAGGAGATGTTGTACCACCTCTTAATGGCATACCTTTTATGACTTTAGTGCCTGATACATTATTGGCGTTAGCATCTGCCCCTACCCAATTCTCAAGATTTCCTGCGCTATTATTTTGAATTAATCCGTTATTACCGTAGACAAATGTATATGGGTAAAGTACTACTACTCCGCCTGACACACTAATATTGTTATCATAAGTTAAAGTTTCAGTTGCTGAAACAGTTGCAGGATTAGACAAAGTAATTGTGGTTGTCCCGCCTGCTGTTGACACTGCAGTAATCGTTGTATTAGCAGGAATTCCAGTGCCGCTAATGGACTGACCACTAGCAATTAATAAGTTAGCAGGTGTAACTGTAGCAGTTGTTGTACTATTAAGCACAGTAGATGCTGTAAAAATACCAAGCTTAGTCATTCCGCCATATGGAAACTGACCTACCATTACCGGACTATTGACGGTGCTTGAAATATCATTTAAGTTTTGTCCAGGGTGCCCTAGTACGGTTAATTGACCACTTCCACCTGAATCGTAAACTACATCCCATTGCCATAAGTTATTAGCATTAGAGCTAAAAGCAGAGGACATTGAAACTTGTGTTGGGCCAGAACCTACACCATTGGTATTATTGGTTTGCCAAACATAAACTCCATCACTCTGTCCGGAATATACATAGTTAATACCATTAACGGATTGCATAATAATGCCGCGGCTTATACCTGTAGCATTTTGGAATAATCCATTATAGCCACCGATCTTACGGGGTCTACCTCTTTGAAATCTCACCCAAAGACCGTTCACATAACGAATAGAGTCAAACTGAGTTCCATCCCGCTGAATACCAGGTTGAATGTTTAAAGTAATGACTTTAGAGGTCAAAACCCACCTCCATAAATACCGCCTAGTGCAAAGAATCCAGTACCATTAAAATAACCTACTTGATTATTAGCAACTACAAAACCTAATTGGCTAGATGCTGGTAAATAAAGACCAGTGTTTAAGTCACCCGTAAACTTAAGAGAAGGTACTGAAGTAGAACCATTACCTAGTGTTAATGATGTAATGTTAGATGATGAGCCAGATGCTGCATTATAGACGTTGGTACCATCACAAATAAGAATAAGAGAGGTGCCTTGTGTTACCTGTACTGTTGCTCCTCCGCCTACTGAAGTTTTTACGGTAAACGTATAAGAACCTGTTGTATTGTTGGTAACAGAGTACAACTGAACAGTAGAAGGCACAACTATAATCTGATTGCTAGTGAGTGCCCCTGAGTATACCTGAATAGTATTTGCAGCTTGAGCACTACTTAATGTGGTTGTTCCACCGGTGACGGATAAAGCAAGTTCTGTATATGCAAATTGATTAGATCTACCATAAGCATAAGAATACCAACCGCCTGAGCCATATGATACTAGTACTATTGACTCTGTTAACTGTAATTGCTGATTTGAATTTGAATCAATAGTATCAGAACCATTCGGAGTTAACGTTAATATGCCTGTTCCATCATTCTTAAAAATAGTGAACCAACCAGAACCTACAGTAGCAGCAGATGGTAAGTTTAATGTGCCTGCCCCTCCTGTCCAAGTGTTCATCTGAGCTCTTGCGGTAGTCGGTATGTTAGAAGTAACATTATACGTTTGTACTACTGTTTGCTGATTTAAAGTAGCGCCTATTGCGGTTAGCCCATAACCAGCTAGTGTTGCTGCATTAGCAGCTGATGTTCCTGCCCCGAATGTAACTGTTGCCCATGTACCTTGAATGGTAGTATTATCGGTGACATAAAGATAGTAAGCAATACCAGCAGTAGCAGAGACTATACTTGTACTTCCTACCGTACTATTATTGGTTGCAACCGTGAAAGTATTTGCCCCAATATTTCTAATAATCATTGCCTGACCGGTCGACACTTGTGTCGCAGGTGGCATATAAAGTGTTAGTCCACCAGTAGTTGCCGATACTTCAATAATATTGGCAGTAACTTGATTTTGATTATTACCGTTAATCGACCACTGTAAAGTCGTATTAGCGCTTAAAGTAATTGACTCATATGAGACAGCACTTGGCGATACAGTTTGTCCTGTAAATGGGCTGGTATAGGTTGGATTTGATGTAGTCATAATTAGCTTTCAATAGCAATCGCTTGTCTATCGGCAAGACGTAATTGATCTTCTTGTTTAAGAACCTGCATTGCTTCACTATACTTTTGTTGAAAGATCTGCCGTTGATCATTCTTTACAAACAGAATTGCTTGTAATAATGTACCAAACAACATAGCATTCGGTGCATTCTGTGTTAACCAATTAGTTTGATTATCATTAGACAATGGAGCAAGCCTTTCATAGTACAAGACTTCAAATGGGTAGTTCTGATCAGGTGTTGGAGACACTATCCAGTTATCATAATTATAGTCGGCAAAATAAAGAGGCGTTCCTGTGGCGGTAGAACTAGGACTATACTGTCTTAAGTATTCATATTTACGTAAGAAAACAGGCTGAATCTGACCACTATTAGTTAAGTTCATACTAACTGTTTTACGCCATCTTGCAGGTTTAGGAATAACAGGATTAGTTGCAGTCATAGTAGACTCAGCTACTTGTAACTGACCTAATGTCTTAATCTGCTGAGCAATTTCAAACTCAGCAAGCATAATAAATTCAGGAATTTGATTGGTAACAGCACTATCATTACGTTCTAAATATTGCTGAACATCCAAGATCAGCGAATTATAAGTCATCGCTGCTGCATTAGTGTTTGACGGTGTGGTTTGAGTCGCCATAATTTATCCTAGTTCATCATGCCAACCATTTTTCCCAAACAGTTTTATTGATTTTAATATATTTCTTACTTATACAACCATATTTTCTGAAATAGTTTTTACTTCAGCAACACGATTCAGCCATCCTTTACCGAATGTCTGAAAAGTCGCTAAAGATCTATAAAAACTTTCTTTTAAATGACTAAATTTTTCAATCAATTCTTTTGTATCAGCCTTTTGAATAGCCGATAAGCTCGCTGGTCCCAACACGCCATCCGAAGTAACTCCAGCTGCCTCTTGTATGAGTTTGGAAGCTCTGCCCACACCCATGTTAACAGCACTATCGAATACGGCATAATCGATGCCAGCAGGAAGGTCATCACCATGTATCTTATCCCAATAAAGTTGTTTATATAAATCATGCACTTCTTGATCAGGAATAGCTCTTAGTTCATCTTTAGTAGCATGTTGGTTACGTTTCCAACCACGATAAACATTTAAAGTAATACCTTTCATAGTAGCACCCCCTGGATCAGCTGGATTATCTGACCAGCCTCCTTCGCTCTTTAGTACGTGGTTAAGAGCTGCTTGATAGTTATCCTTCATCTTTTTCTCCAATCTTAATACCTGTAATTAAGCCTATAAAACCACCGACAATAGTTTGAAATGCTGGTCCAATAATCTCAAATACTTTTGTGTCATCAACTGATGGATCTAATATAGCATACATAAACATTAGTATCATAGCAACTACAACTGCTACTAATGACCATGAAGCAATCAACATAACGTGTTCTTTAGTATTCATTTTGATGCTACTCCTTGCACCTTTTCAAATGTTCTTAATCCACCCATACCTAGCATGCCCATCATAAGCTGCCATAAATTATCGTCAAGTCCGGGTAATGGAGGAGCAACAATTCCAAAAGTAGGTAGTATGCCTATGGATAGCGGTTTTAATAAATATTGGTAGAACAGTGCCAACGCGCATACCCACCCGATTGCTGGTCTCCAACCCGATACAAATATTGATGCACTTTTAGCTTCCTCTTTGTTAATGTCAGTTTGTGCGGTCATAGTAGCCAAATCGCCTGACTGTTGTAACTTTAACAACTCTAACTTAGCATTTGCGGCTTGCGCTGGGTCTGGAAAAATTCTAGTAATTAAAGTATTACCTAAATCTAATGCCGCTGAAATTGGGTCTAAAGCCATATTAATCCTTTAGCAAAATAATTAACATCATACAAATCAATGCAAACATTGTCCACCATTTAAACAATTCATCATCCACGAACAATGTCCTTTTTCGTTCTTACAATAACCTTGTGTTCTTTGTCAAACTTTGGTTTTGGTAATCTTATTTTTTCCAGTTCTTTAATCTCAAAATGCAAATAAATAACATAAGACCAAATAACCAGTTCAACTAAAAACACAGCAAACCAATACTTAACCCAGCTCATACAAGATTAAAGTAATACAGCAAACAAGTAATTATAAAAGCAGCAAACCAACAATAAAACTGAACTCGTCTTACATCTTCTAACTTATGGCCGTAATACTTTTTACTTTCTTGATGCTCTTTTTCTACTACCGCTTTTAACTCTAAAACTTTTGACCACTCTTTAGCACCATACTTAGCTTTAAATTCTTTTTCAGCTTCGTTTTCTGCTTGAATAATGGCACTCTGATTTTTATACTCTTGGATGGCTCGATAGATCATCGAGTTCTCCATTGCTTCTTCGTATGCTTTGTGCTTCTTTCTTGCTTCTAATTCCTGTAATGCTACTTCTGTACCGTCACGTTGAATATTCTCAATGCTTTTAGTGAGCTTCTTTCCAGCCTCTCTACTTTGTTCAAGGCTCTCAGCTAAAGACTTTGCTCCTTCGGCAATTGGATTAATGTCTGGCATTTCATTTCACTAAGTGCTTCACCGTGTCAATTAAAAAGTCTTTACCAAAAAAGATTGAAACAATCACTGCATAAAGAAGATATTCAATACGTTCCATGCGCTTAGATCCTTTAGCAAAAGAATCTAATATACCTTCGTATCGCTCTGCACAAACGGCTTCATGTACAGACAAACGCTTATCTGTTTCTGCAATGACTGTTTCCATATCCATTACTTTGCTTCTTCAGTAGTTGTTTCAGTAGTTGTTTCAGTAGTTGTTTCAACTGTAGGAGGCACAACAACTGCTGGTGTATCATCTACTTTTACACGAGTAATGTCACCATGGTCTGTATTGTAACCAAGTGCTGATTTCACTTCATCAATCACTTTTTCTGCAGTTTCTTCAATTTTCTTTAGTAAGTCCATAAACACTCCTTATTGAGTTGTGGTTGGTGCTTCTACAGGTGTTGGTGCTTCTACAGGTTGTGCACCTTGCTCACCTGCTTGTTTTTGAATCTCATTAATTAATCCCGCAACTTCAACAAAAGGTCTAGAACCAAGATACTGAAGAATACCGTTAATTAAATCAGTTGTTAATGCTATTTTTTCCATTTTTTAATATCCTAAAAAATTGCCACCAAAAAGGGCTGATGGCTTACCCTAAAATTAAGATTGTGACCAAGGCAAAGGTTGTGAACTTGGTGATACTGGTGGTGTAATCATAGAAGCAATTTGACCATCAATATTTGCATAGTAATTTGCTTGATTATCAGTAGCTTCATTAATCCATCCCAAAACTTCAGCTTGAGTTAGCTGTGAATAAGGTATGTAATTCTGTTCGTTTTGCTCAGGTGTAAACTGAATGTTGCCACCAATTTCTGCTGTATGTGTACCATCTGTACCTGATACTGTAAAAATAACATTTACAACATAACCTGTTGGGTTAGGTACTGTAAACATCTGATTGATTGTGGTTGTGTAAGTTGTTGCCATTATTTAGCTCCTAGTTGGGTTTTAAGTGAATCTACTTCTGCTTTAAGTTCTTGAATTGCATTTACCAAAAGCGGAATAACTTCTGTATAAGAAAGACCTAAAACTGTACCCTCTTTATCTTCTGTTTCTGTTACTGCTTCAGGCAATACTTTTTGAACATCTTGTGCAATTAAGTAAGGTCTGCGAACATCTTCTTCATCAGTTTTTAATCTACCAATAACTGTGCGAAGTGTTGCAATTTTTTCTAAACCTCCTGTAATTGGTTCAATAATAATCTTGCGAGTTTCATCAGATACAGCAGTCCATGAAGTAGCTGTACTAGTTGCTAAATAAACGCCATAACCTACTTGATTTGTAATACAAACGCCAGTATTTGAGCCACCATTTAATCTTGTATAGGTTGCAATATAAAAACTTGCTGTTCCACTAGTGTTAGCCGAAATAATCGGTCCATACCCACTTCCACTTGCACCATTTAATAGTATAGTACCTTCATAATTGGAAGCTCCACCAGTACCAAAAAACCATGTTCCAGTTCCGTTATTATATGCTCTTGGATTACCATCACCATCAGATAAGACAATGTAGTTACTTGATGTACGAATGTCTAAGCCACCATTGTTACCTGAGTAACCTCCAATAATAGTATTTTTAGAGCCTGTAGTTACATAGTAACCAGCCGCATTTTGTCCATTTCCAATAAAAGTATTTGCTGTTCCTGATGTTACAGAATAACCGCTATATGCCCCTATAAATGTGTTGTTAGCCGCTGTATTTGAATATCCAGCTTGATAACCTACTGCTGTGTTATTATCTGCGGCGGTTAAATTTATTAATGCTTGCATACCAAGTGCAGTATTGTAATTACCAGTGGTATTACTGTTTAAACTTTGGTTTCCGTAAGCAGTATTATTATTTCCAGTTGTATTCGATAGTAATGCGTTAAGCCCCATCGCCACATTATTACTACCTGTAGTATTTGCCCTTAATGCTTGATACCCAACAGCAGTTAAAGAACCTGTTGTATTACTATATCCTGCTTGATAACCTACTGCTGTGTTATTGGAAGCTGTAGTATTACTGTATAGAGCTGTATATCCTACAGCAGTATTATAAGAACCAGTAGTGTTTAACCCTGATGATGCATGACCAACAGAAGTATTGTATGAACCTGTTGAGTTTGTATATAAAGCACTATTTCCAATACCCACATTTGTAGCACCTGTAGTATTAGAATATAAAGCATAAGAACCTAAAGCAGTAATAGATCCTGTAGTGTTTGTATATCCAGCTTGATAACCAACAGCAGTATTATTTGAAGATTGATTAAAAGATAGAGCTTGATAACCAATTCCTGTAGAAGCTGAAAAAGAAACCAATGTTCCTGTATTTCCACCCAATGCTTCAGCACCATATCCTGTATTATTACTTCCTGTTTGATTCCAATAACCTGTAGATTCTCCAAAATATGAATTGTTTGAACCAGTAGTATTTCTATTACCAGCCACATAACCAACCATAGTATTTGATGTGCCTGTACTATTATTTAAAAGAGCATTAGCTCCTAAAACAGTATTGTAGTTTGCACTACCACCACCCAATCCAACAGTAAGACCATGAATAGATGCGTCATTAGTTGCTGTTAAAGTAGTACCGTTAAACGTCATGTTGGCACTATCAGTTAATAATCCACCTGTCCCAGCATACGTTACTCGACCACTTGTAAGCCCTGAGTCGGTCACACTTGTAAATGTTCCTGAGCCAATGTTAATGCTGTTTACCCATTGTGGGGCTGTTCCTGACGAGGACAATATATAGTTTGACGTGCCGATTGCTAGTTTAGATAAGGCTGTACCTGATGCATAATAAGGTAAGTCACCTGCTGTGTAGCTTGATAAACCTGTTCCGCCATTGCTTGTTATCAATGTGCCTGCAACAGTAATTGCACCTGTTGATGCGGTATTAGGTGTTAATCCTGTTGAGCCGAAGCTAAGTGATGCTACGTTGACGCTTGTGGCTTTACTTGCTAATAATTGAACATTGCCTGATGCGTCTTTGTAGAATAATTTACCATCATAATAATTCAGGGCAAGCTCTGCACCTGTAGATGAAGAAGTTAAATTAGCCGCTGACGGTGCATTACCTGTCGTTCCACTTGCATAAATTAATATTGGGGTGTATCCGCTCTGTGCCATATTTATTCCTTTTGAATATTATAAATCCATTTTATTAAAATCCACCACCTGCAACACCAACATTTGTTCCTGTACCACCATATAAAGTTCCGATAATAGTACCTTGCCAAGTGCCTGTTCCAATTGTGCCTACACTTGTTAAACTAGAACTTACTACTGTACTATTTAATGTGGTGCCTGTTAATGTGCCTGCTGCCGCTGTTACTGTTCCACTACTTCCTAAACTTATAGATGTACCATTGACTGTTACAGAACTATTTTGTAATTGTGCATTAGTTACATTTGATAAAGCTCCACCTAATACAATATTACCGCTAGAAGTTACTGTTCCAGTTAAAGTAATTCCATTAACAGAACCTGTACCTGATACAGATGTTACTGTTCCTGAACCTTTGTTATTAAAAGTATTCCAATCCGTAGAGGTTAAATAACCACTTACAGATGACGTTGCTGCCGACATCGAAATGGTTGGGGTTGTACCACCGCTAGATACTACTGGGCTTGTTGCGCCTACTGAAGTGACATAAGTTCCTGATGGCTGTTTGTTATTAAATGTGTTCCAATCAGTACTACTTAAATATCCGTTTGTGCTTGTACTTGCCTGAGTAATGCTAATAGCGGGAGTAGTTCCGCCGCTTGACTGAATAGGGGCAGTTCCTGTTACTGATGTCACGGTTCCTACATTAATTGTACCACCTAAACTTACCGTATTACTATTAATAGTAATAGAACTATTGGCAAGTTGAGCATTGGTAATCGTCCCACTTAATGCTGTTGTTGGAATTGTAGCACTAGCAGTAAAAGCAGAAGTTCCATTACCAATAACATACCCTGTTAAAGTAGTTGCCCCTGTACCGCCAGATGATGGGTTTAATGTACCAGCTAAAGTAACAGGCCCACTTGTTGCGGTATTAGGGGTTAGCCCTGATAAAGTAGTAGTAAATGTGGTTACGCCGCCAGTTAATGAAAACTGTTGCCAACCAGATGCATTGTAACCTTCAAAAGTTCCTAAACTTGTATTGTATCTAAAAGCGCCGGTAGACCCTGTTCTTTGACCGGTAGTGCCATTAGGCACAGTAACTGAACCTGTTCCTGGAAATATAGCATTACTTGATATACTAATAGTAGGCGTAGATGTTCCGTCTCCGCCTGTTATACTAATTTGATTCGTAGTTCCGGTAAGCACATTTGTACTTAAAGTCGTTCCATTAGTAGAAATAAAACCTGTTCCACCTAAACTAGCAAGTGCCAATGGCAAGCCACTTAATCCAAGTGTAGGGTTACCGCTTACGCCACTTCCATTCGTTACCGATAAACCAGCGCCAGTAATTGCAATGCTTCTATTAACAACGCTATTACTTGAATTTTTAATGATAAGGCCCTGAGATGCATTTTCTAATGAGCCTGATACTGCATTAAGGAAAACAGAGTATTGACCCTGTGCACCACCAGAACTTGTTCCAATGCCTAGTCCGCCTACTAGTCTTTGGCTATTAGGCAAAGAAGGCTCATTATTAATGGTTAAATATGTCTGAGTCTGAGTTGGACTATTAACTAAGTTATAGACTGTTGTCTGTACTGTCTGTCCATTTTGGACAATCGGCACAAGTTCAGAACCACTAATAGGGCTAGGAGCTACAGGAAGTTGTGTTATTCGTACATTGGCCATATTCGTTCTCTACGGACTAAGGTTATCAAGATTTCCGTCCAGCGGATCTTCTGCTGTTTCAGGGGCAATACCGTATTCCCCTTGAGTAATTGGTGTTTTTGGATCTTGGTTAGGTGAGTTAACCACATTCGGATCTGTCGTGATTGCGTCTTGATTAGCAGCAATGTCAGCATCTGGTCTAGGAAATCGAAGACTAATTTTTTCAGGCTGACGCATAGGCAGTCTATAAGGGTCTTTTTGATCAATACAACCAAACCGACAAACTCTAAGACCCGGTATGTTTTCATCTTGCTGTACATCATCATATGCTCTCTTCATTTTGCAACGGTCGCAAATTTGTATTGTTAGTACATTATTTCCACGAGTATCAAGCCACTTCAATTTGAGCCTCTTTTCTTTTTGCCCACCATGCTTTTATAGCAATAGAAGTATTTAATTTTTGTTCTTCAGTTTGCTTTTTTCCTTTTTTGCCTTTGCTTACAGCAATTCTATGTTTTTCTTTTGTTTCAGGTTTTGCCATTGCCTTTATCATTATTTCTTTAAATTTTTCTTTAGACGCATCATGAGATAATTGTTGTTTTTCAGACCACTTTTTCCCAATATGCGACTTACTTAAAGATTTTTTATGTTTCTCGCTTAATTTTTTACCTTTGTTCCAAGCAGAAACTCCTGTTAAAGAGATGTGAACCCCTTCTTCATTTAAATAAGACATTAATCTATAAAAAGCATACCCATCGCCTCTTTTTTTAAACATTTTATATCTTACGTAATGAGCGATTGCATGGTCAATTGGGTGCAACAATACAAGATTATCAGGAGAATCTGTTCCTCCAATATGTTTTGGCACAATATGATGATTATGAAAACCTTTTAAAAGATTATTTCGAGCCATAATTACCTCGTATATACACTAATGTTAGGTGCAAAGTAAATCGGAGACTTATCTCGTTCTTCTTGCTCAGCCATCATCCAATACTTCTCTGCTTGCTGTTCACAGTAAGCAATTCTAGCAGGATCAACTTGAGGTAACTCCATAGCCATTTGATGTGCTAGCATGTTCTGTATCGCTAAATACCATCTTTGAGGTATTTCTATAGAACCAGATAATGCACCAACATCTTGTACATATCTAGAACACCATGCCACAATCTGAACAGAATAAAGATTAGGCGTAGGCCAAAGTGTCATAGTAGGCTGTGGAATTGTTCTATTTAACCAATACTGTAAAGGATAGTTATTAGGATAGTTCTTATTCGGTAAATTAATGTAGTCATCACGGTTCATTCTAAACATCGGAATTTCTGTTGGATTTGAACCAAAAATAACTTGATAAAACCCCATGTTAGCACCGGATGTCTGTAAAATTCTCCAGTAAGGAGCAGTAACTGACGGATCTAAGTCATTGTAAATCCATTGTCCACTAACCCAAGAAGTAGTGTTTGGAGTAAGTAATGTAACCCAAGTAGAATTATCTTGAGAATATTGAATTTGATAGTTAACTGTTCCTGTAATAGCCGGAAAAATACCAATGGTTGCCATATAAATACCTTGTCCGGTTCCATTATTAATACCAATATAACCTGTATTGGTTGTTAACTGACAAATATTAGTATAGACACCATCAAAAGCATTAGAAACTATTCCTGAAGATGAATTAGCACCATTTGTATTAATCGTTAAATATCTATAGTTAGCACTTAATATATCATTAGTAGATGTAGGTAATAAGTATTCATATTGATCAGCAACCATGCCAATCACATTCTTTTGAATACACCAATACTGAATACCAAGATTGACTAAATTAGATAGTAAATAGTAAAGAGATTGCTTTGCAGCAAAGATTTGCTCTGATGTTAATTCTTCAGCTAGTTTTCCAGCACGACGAGCGCCACTATCAATTAGATTTTGAACTGTAACAACTGTGGTGCTAACTGTACCTGAAGTGCTCATTACCACCCCTTAATATCATATTTCTTCTTTGTCTGTCCACCGTCTTTACAATGCCATCTCTTAAGCGAAGCTTTTGCTCTTGGTGCATCGCCTTTAGCATGCTTCACTACCCCTGACATACGAGCACAAAAGCTATTATGTCTTGAACCTTTTGATTGAGGAGCTTGTAAATGACTGCCTGTTTCTTTATTAACTTTTGCACGTCCTTTTGCAGTAAGTCCTGCTCCTTGAGAAGTAGGCAGTTTTTCACCTTTCTTAATAGAAAGACGAACATCGCCACCTTGTTTCATTTTCTTAGACTGTGAATGTTTTAAATCATAGTCTGAAGGAGCACCTTTACTTCCGGGTTTGCGCATATGCTCTCCTGACCCATGCTTAATACGTTCTTGCTTAGCATGAATATTCGCCCATAAACCTGGAAGCTTACCGCCATCTTTTTTCTTTACAGATCTTTTTGTAGCGTATGCAATAGCAACCGCTTGCTTAACAGGCTTTCCTGCTTTTACTTCAGTAGCAACGTTTTTGCTAAATGCTTGCTTTGATTTTGATTTGATCAAAGGCATAATTAGCTCCCTGTACCAACAGTATTATTATTGTTTTGTATAAGTTTACCTGTAATAATAACCCCTGCAGATATTGTTCCTGTACTTGTAACAAGTTGCCATTGAATGTCGGTTTTTTCAGCGTATAAAAACGGATTTGCTTGTCTTTGTGCTGTATAAATTGACACAAACGGTTGTTGCAACACAACAAACTTTACGCCTGTAGTGTTGTTAATTGCTTGCACTTTGTAAGTAACAATTGTGCTTCCTGTATAACTATTTGATGTATTTACTTCAGCTAAATCTAAATAAAATGTATATCCTGCAGGTACTGTAAATACAGTACTTTGTGATTTGCCAATTCCTACATTGATTTGAGAAACAATATTAGAGGATTGCTTTAATGTAATTGTACCTACGTTAGTAGTTTGCCCTGTTCCTGCCGATACTAAAACCATACTATTTACACGATAATAGCTATTCAGAGTAGTTACACCTGTAGTACCGTTCATTTGTAATGATTCGGATATTTGATTAAAGTTTGAATCCAATCCACTAATTAGCACTTTCGCAACAGTATCATCAGATGCAGAAGTGCTTACAAGAGTTAGTGTAGATGCATTTGTAATGTAAGTATAAGTTGTAGCATTTTCCCAAACAGGAATGCTAGTAGTTGTTACAGATGCTTGATAACCAAAAATATTGACTTGTTGATGACCATAAATTTGATTACGAGCAACTTGTAAATCAAATGGCTCATATGCACCACTACGAGTTACCGAAGAAACGATGTTATTACTCATATTAAATCTCCAAGTTAAAAGGAGGGGTTTTCACCCCAACCTTTAATAGTTACACTTACCACCTTTTTTATGATGCGTAGAAATCTTGCTATGATGCTTTGCATGACCTCCATGCTTCATAGGGTGGTGATCAATATGAGTATGCCCATGTTCATGCTTACCACCATGCATATGGTGCATATGCTTATGACCATGGTCATCATGACCATGAGTGGTGTGATGCTGTTTATGACCATGAGTAACATGTCCACCTGATTTGTAACCTGCAGGAGCTTGATGAATTTCGCCTGTCTTACCTTTTTTGGTTGGCATCTTTTCACCATCTTTCATATCATTTAGATATCTGTTGGCTACATTCTGAGAAACTGTTCCACCTTTAGCATACTTATGCATCTTACCACCATGCTTATAGCCTACACCTTCAATGCCGCCTGATTTAGTGTGAAATGATTTAGTTTGTTTAGCTTCAACAACTTTATCTTGCACGTCAATCTTTGGCTTTAATGTGCCTTTAGTCTGAAAAGCATCGCCTTTAGCAGCTAGCCCACCACTTGCTTTATGCATCATCTTACCACCACGTTTCATTTGCTCGCCACCATGATGTACAGCAGGCATTGTTCCACCTGCAGCCATGTGTTTATGGTGCTCATGCATTTTCTTGTGATGTGCTGAACCACTTTCTTTATGCATTTTCATATGGTGTTTAGCCATGTGCTTGTGGTGCTCATGTGAACCTACAGGATGACCTGAAATATGGTGAGCTTTACCTCCGTGCTTGTATCCAGGTCCTTCTATAGCACCTGTTGAAGCTTTGTGATGTGGTTTACCTTCTCCAAGTAATCCACCTATCTGAGGGGTATACATAGCTTTACCGCCTTTAGCCATGTGAGCTTTTCCACCATGTGTAGAGTCTTTCATCTTTTCATGACGCTTCAGCTCTTTTTCAATCTTATGCATTTCCTTCATCTCTTTTCGTTCTTCTGCTTTACCACCGTCTTTACGTCTAAGTAAAGCAGGCGGCATAGCCATCGCACGACGAGGAGCCATTGCTCTTTGTGGCATTGCCATCATAGGATTACCACCCATTGCCATGTGCTTTTTATGCGCATGACCACCTTTTTTCATACCTTCATGCTTAAGTTCATCAGCAGAAGGTTCTGTTGTCATCTCTTTTGGCTCACGTCCAAATTTGCTAGTTGCCATGGTGTTTTTCTCCTATTAGGCTTGGGCTATGCCAAGTAAACCAGTTGTGGTGGAATTCGGACCTACTTGAATAGCCGTTAAACCTAGTGTTAAAACTAGCTTATTTGAACCATTCAATGTTCCTGCAGGTGTGTACGTGCCACGTGTATCAGCTGTTACGGAACTTGATACTAGTTGCGGCGTCATTGTAGCGGCGCTTGCTGTATATGAGCCTGAAGTATTTACAAACGTACCAGCTAAATAGTTGGCTTGTGAAGTAGATAATTTTCCAGTGGTTGCAGATACATATGTCCACCAATAGTTTGTACCAGTACTTACACCACCTGGAGGAGTCCCTGTAAATTGAACAATAGTGCCACTAGCAGGAGAATAACCAACTGTAAGTACGCCAGGTGAAGCAATCGTCCAACCTGTTACTGCTTGTACAGAGTAAGTTGTTGTATTGCTATAAAAAGCATATGCCAATGTTCCGTTGTCAACCGCTGTAGAACCTGTAAATCCTGGGTCTACAATGTATGCTTCATCACTAATACGGCATGGTAAGCCTAGTGTAGTTGTTGTATCAACCGATACCGCAACAGTAGTTGCAGCGCTAAATGCGATACTGTAAATTTGAAAGAATGCTTTTCTTCCTTTAGTTTGCGTAGAAGCAACTGTACCTGTTTGAATGATTTCAGTCATTGCATTACCGTAATAATCATAGCCAGTTACTGTTACTTGTGAGTTTGTTGGGCTACCTGATGCAGTTGTAACCGCAACTGCTCTAGGCACATCTAATTGAGTTACTGTTGTACCATCAGTACGAATCACTTGTGTTGTTCCGCCTGTACCAGATGCTAATTGTGTACCACTATAAGTAGTTGCGCCTGTTGGCGTTTTAGCAGCTAAAACAGCAGCTGTTGTTGCAGCATACGGATTTGTATCATATAAATAAACACGTCCCATTGGACCAAAACCAAGAGACATTGGTGAAGGATTACCTAAGTTACTGGTAGCATTTGTACCAACATAACTAGGGGCTGAGCCTAAAAATAAATCATCGCTAAATTGTGGCATTGTCGTTCTCCATGAAAAGTTGACAAATTAAAAAGAAGGGGTTTTTACACCCCTTTGATACTTAAGCTCCTGGTGTACCGTACATAGCACGTGGATCGGTCCAACCTGGGATATAACGTTCTGTTGCTTTGTAACGCATAGAGTCGGTTTCGAAGTCACCTTCCATTGTCTTCTCTAATGCACGACGCATCAACAATTTCATACCTTCTGGAGCATCTGTTTGGATCCACCAGTTAGTTGAAGATGTTAAACGGCTAATAACCGATGCACCTTCAGGCAATAAACCAATTGATTTAATTGGGTTAATGTCATTGTTTGCTGTACCAGTTCTTAGAACAGATTTCAACAATACTTCAGCTTGGAAAACGTTACCTGGGGCAACGACAATCTTAAGCGGTTGTAAGCGAATTTTCTTACCATTGTTATCAACTGCTTGACGGATTTGAATCAACATCTGTTCGAGAGATGTTTGAGATAAAGCCGCTGCCGTTGCTAACTGATTGCTAAATGTACCTGAAGCAATCGGGTGAGCTGTGTTAATCAAAGATACGCCATCACCACCAACATATGAAGAGTTAAATGCACGGTTCAAAATGTTAGCACATAACAATTCTTTAGTTTCTACTAAAGATTGTGCTAAGTGCTTAGCGTATACTTGACCTAAACGGATATGGTCACCGTCTTCAACTAAAACTCTAGTTAAAGCAAATGCCAAACCGAATACTTGGTAAACATAACGCTGTAAGAACAATACACCACCTTGTTGATATGTAACAGGTGAGCCGTCAGGAAGCTGAGGAGCTGCACCGAAACCATATAACACTGGTTCTTCATGGTAGTTACGTGGAATACCTGCTTGTTCACGGAAAACTGTAGACCATTCGTCGGAACGCTGATCATACACACCGTCAAAGGATTCGTTCAATATAGGTTCTACAATTGAACGGAAGTCCGTACTTCTCATTGGGGCTGCCATAATTTATTCTCCTATATTAAACTGCTGCTGTGTATTGACCGTAGAAGTTAGTAGAGCTTAACTGTACACGAACTATTGTGTAAGCATCACCCCATGCATTATCTACGTTTTGACATAAATCTACCACACGCATAGCAGCTTGCTGACCGTTAGTAACAGCAGTTGAAGCTCCTAATGTTGCTTGTGATAACCCGGTTGTTGAATTACCCGCAGTAATGTTGGTAAACCAATATTCACCACCGATACTTGTTTGAGCCATAGAACCGTCAGCTTGGATTTCATAAACGATGTTGAGGTCGTTATAGAAATAAGCATTAGTGACTGAACCTGCTTGAACAGTTGTACCTGATGGCCAGTAGTTGGAAACACGACGACGGCCTGTTGTGTCAGTAAACTCAACGCCTTGGAATGAACCTGTTACGGCATACTGTTGGCTTGATGAATTTCCTGTTGTGGTTTGAGCAGCAATAATTGTACCGTTAGCAGAGCCAGTAGAACCTACGTTAGCAGCACTAACGTAGGCAATAGGTTGCTGTTTGTAAATATTGGCTGCATAACCCGAAGTGATACCGTTTTGTAAGCATTGTGCTCTTTCTAATCCTGTTGGAAAGAAGGCAGGACGCAAACCAAACGGAGCGGATACTGAAGACATATTTTACTCCTTAAAAATGGTTAATTAAAATTTTGTTTTTGACGCTTTATTCAAAGCTATAAAGCAAAATCGCAATTAACGCAATTTTTAAAGACATTATATACTTGTTTCTACCACACGGTAGGAACAGGTCGTGACAAATCAAACTGCATTCCGTCACCTTCAATTTCACCTAATTTTCTACCATTCGAATCACGAGCATTCAATAATGAATCTTGTTGAACTCTAATCTTCTCTTGCTCATCCATTGGTGCATAATGGTGCACTTCTGCCATGTATGCCTCATAAATGTCAATAGGAAGTTTATAGAGAACCATCTCATTACATGCAACAAATCCCTCCATTTCTCCCGCTTTTACACGGAAATTTTCAAAGCCTGGAACTTCATCGGCTTTCACTGGAGTATATCCAATTCTCATACGACGGTGAATAGGATCATATTGATGTGTAGTAGATAACCAACAAGTATGAAAACCCGGAATATCCGGTGCTTTAGGTAAAGCTTCTTGAAGGAACTCATCACGGAACATTCTACGACGTTCCTGAGATAATGCAAAATTACTTTCTGGTGAGGCACGTGAATCGTCCATTGCTGAACGAGTTTCACGACTTCTTACTGAATTCTTTTTTAAACGATCATCCATGACTAGCTCCTATTCTTGTTTTGTCGGTCCCACTCAATATAACGTTGAGTAGCTTTTCTACGAAGTTCTGGGTTGTCCCACATTCCGGCTTCTTTAATAGCATTCACACGATCTGTACTGAGTACATATTCGTTTCCTCTAGTGTTTGCCATCGATTCTTTACCTGAACTTGTCACAACTGACCTCGGTCTTGGATTACGTGATTTAGTCTCATTATACTCATGTTTTGCAGTATTCGGTAAATATTTTTTAAGCCTATCATCAAGTTCATCCCAATAGTCTTCAGATGCTGGATCAAATCCTTCTTCTGTTAACTTTTTGTCAATTACTTGTGCAATAGAAGACTCTTCATTTTTGCCATGAGGATCATACCACTCATTTCGTTCCATCCACTCAGCAGCAAGTCTTTGCACCATAGGGTCAGGCACATTGATATTCTGTTTAGGTTGTGACATTTGAGTAGTTGCTTGCTTCTTCATGCTTTGAAGAGATTCTTGTTTACGTTTTGCTTCAAACCATCTTTCTTGCGCTTCTGTAAGACCTTGACCATCTTGTCTTGAAATCGCATCTTGCATTTTCATCTTTGCATATTCGACTTCAACTGCAGCATCTTCAATTGCTTTATCAACTCTTGCAAGCTCAGCGCCACTGGTCTTTTGCTCAACACGAGCAAGACGCTCGGCAAGCATTTCATTTTGCTTCTTTAATGCATTGATTAAATGGTTTGACTCTCGTGCTTTTTCACGATGAATTTGTTTCTTTAATCGACGTTCTTCACGTCTAGCAGCTCTAATCTGCTCTCTTTCATCATCTACATCATCTGAATCATGAGATGCACTTTGTGTTTCATTCTCATTATCAGGTAATGTTTCTTGTTGCTGTGGTGACTCTATGTTTTCTGGTAATTGTACAGTTGCGGAGCCGTCATCTGACTCAGCAATTTGCATCTCCAGCTTTTCTGTTGGCGTCATGCAATTTTCCTCTCAAAAATTTAAATGAATGCTTTAATTTCGCGTGGATCACCGGTGACTTTGCCAATTAGTTCATGGTCATTAAAGAAAGTAAATAAAGCTCTTCCTTTAGCGCCATTTTCATCTTCAAAATCAATTTCCCATCGATCTCCACCCCATTTTGGAACACGTACGAAGTCACCAACACTTGCCCATGCACCTTCCGGCCATGGATCCATTGATTCTCGTTTTCTAAATGCTAAAGGACCAATTGCAATCACTTTACCAATCATTGTGTTCCACTTCTCTGCTTCTTTTGTTTCTTCAGGAATATAAATTCCTGCACTTGTTACTTTTTCTTTGACTGCTCTTAACTGAATAAGAACTCTTGCACCGTACGGAGCCATTAAAGGGTCTACAAGTGGAAATGCTTCTACTAACGTTTGTTCGATATCATTCGACATCTCTATCCTTTTCTTCTAAAAGATTGTTTAAAATATCCAAGGCTTCTGCCAGCCCTTGGTGTATACCTACATATCTCTGGTAACTTTCAAAGTTCACGAACCTTCCATTTACCATTGACTCTACTACTTCTTGCTGCTTTGCTTTTACTGCACTAATAAAACTGTTTGTAAGGTCCATTAACGACCTCTAGCATTCGGTTTCTTTCCCACTGCTATTGCTATCATTAAACCAGGTTTCTTAGTCATTCCACCTTTTTTCATGGTAGCAACTGAATGAGGAACTGGTTTTGTTAACTTTGGCTTAGTTCCTTTAGCAGGTAAGTTTCTTACTTTGCTTTCAGGGTATGCACCAATTAACTCATTATCAGGCTGATGTGACTCAGGGATTACTTGTCCACCTTTAGCATACTTCTTAACCTTACCACCTTTTTTAAGATGATTTGCTTCTTCCATTCCGTACATAGCCATGCGCTTATGCTTGTTAATTGCTTCAGACATTTCTTTCTCCTTGAAGTTGGTTTTGAGCTTCAATTGCAGTCTTCAGTTGCTCATGCTGAAGCTCTGCTGCGTCACTTGTAAGCTCAGCAGACTTAATTCTTTCTTGCGTTAAATTATTCTCTGTATTTTGTTGCATTTCTGCTTGAATCTGTGCTGCTTTTTCTTGTGCAATCATCTGCATGTCTTGTGCTTTTAGCTGTATGTCAGCCTTGTCTTTTGCGGCTTTACGCTGTGTTTCTGCCATTGCAGTTTGTGTAAGCGCTTGTACTTGAGCCATGACATTCGGATCAGTAGGTTGCTGTTGCTGACCTTGCATTTTCTGCATCATCTGTAGCATTTGTTGTATAGAAGGCATAATCTGTTGTGTCAGTTTTTGTCCTGCATCTTGTAACACATGCTGTGTAGCCACTGCAATCACTTGCTGAGCTTCTTTAATGATAGGTCTAACAGTGTGTACATCATACGGTTCACCGAGTGCATTCGATGCATACTTATCAGTCTCACTAAGGTACCATAGTGTTAAGTGTTGTTTCAGATGCTCTAGCATTGCTGGCAGAAGTACAGGGGCCATGATCGGATTAGATCCGTACAACGGATCCATTGCATATGGTAAGTGAGTTAAGAAATGTGCCAAGTGATCTTGATGAGGGAAAGCACCGACAGGTTTTCCGAGTGTCATTGCCACATTTTCAAGCGCTGGGTTCATATCTTGTACTTTTGCAGGATCTGGAAGCACTTCGTTAATGTCTGGAAGCTTAATTTGCTTCAAAATTCTTCGTTCTACCGCAAGTCTATTGTACAGATCAGGATTTGCTTGTGCTCTTTGTGACAAAGTCTGAATCTGCGCATAACGCTGTGATTCAGCAAAGATGTGTGGGTCAGATACAGGTATTACATCACTATTTGACTCAAAATCATCAGGCGTGACATGCAGATCTGCAATAATGTCATTCTTTCTTTGCTCGTCTAAGTACCATTTGTTCAGTCTTGTAATAATTCTAAAGACTCGACGCTGAGAATCATGTAATCTTGAGTGAATTGATGAGAAAACCGCTGCGCCTTGCTCGATTAATGCTTGAGTTGTACCGACAGGTGCATTCGATGTTACATCTGCTATCTTTTCTTCAGATGTAGTCACTACGCCTTTCGCAGCATCTGTTAACCATGCAAGAAGTTGAAAAAGAATAGGACTTGGTGGATTAAATGGCACTGGCATTGCAATTTTTCTTACATCATCTACTCCAGGCGCACCTTCAATTTCTGTAACTTGTGTAACATCAATACTCGTAGACTGACCCGAGATCTTTCCGCCCTTAAGCTTAAGCATGGTCGGAGCGTTATTGATGTGCGCAGAATCCAGTAAAGCACGGAGTGCACCAGTAAGAGCAGCAGAAAGACCGCCAATGAGATGAGGAAGCCCAACAGCATATGCCCCTCTCCAAGGAATAAACTTAAATTCGATAATCCAGTCAAGTTTAGTAAGTGTTTCATCGCCATTCTCCCAGTTACGATATAGACCAAGTACTGCATTCTCTGATTGATCTATCATTAAAATGTAAGGAGCACGCTCACCTTTTGTGACCTTATCTTCTTGTAGTTCTAACCATGTATAGATGTGATAGACACGGCGAACGCCGTCAATGTTTGTATTTTCTGAAGTTTTACCTTCAATCTTATTGTTTGCTTTTTCTGACTTCGTCATGTCAGGCTCTTGTGATACTCTATACACGCCTAAATCACGGTACAAGCCACTTGCTACTCGAATCTCATATTCTTCTTGCGTAATGTCTTGTACTTCAGTTACACGGTGCGCTGTATAAAAGTTTCCTGCAGCAAAAGGCAAATAGATGTTGTCAATCGGTACAAACTCAATACAAGGACGCTTCTTATGCTCGTCATACCACACTTTAAGATACTGTGAGCCACCGAGCGGAAGCTGTGTAAGCATTTGTTCTTGCTCATCACGATACTCTTCAATCTGCTCAGTTAACTGCCAGTTCATATAATCACGCTTACGATCAGCACGATCCACTTTATCTTTGGTCATCTCACCCACGATTTTTGTTCTTACTGGGCCATCGGGCGGAAAGAGTTCTTTAATCGCACGAGCCGCAAAGTCAATACACGCCTCTGCCATAACAGGGTGAACAACCTTAGATGCTCCCATGAACTGAGCACCACCAGGCGCATCATGTCCTAGACCAGTTCTACGAATGCCCTCTTCATATTGCTTATCACGCTCTTCACGTGCGTTCTTATCTTTCTCGATCAGCTCAATGTACTTCAGTGAGACTTTATCTAGCTCCCACTCATCGACTGAGTCTGCTAAGTTCTCATAAAAGTCAGGCGTTTCTTCTGGTCCTTTAAGATCATCTAGTCTTACGATTGCAGAGCCGTCTTCTTGCTCTTCAATCTCAGAGTGTTCGAACATCTCTGCAATTGATGGATCAGTTTCTGTTTCTTCTTGAGACAGAGGCGCAATAAAGCGATTAAAGTCTTGTGGTATGGGCATCTCAGCCATGTTTACCTCTCATCATCAGTTCAAATTTCATTCGGTCGTGTTCCAACGATTTTATATGGCCGCCGTGTTTATAACCTTGTATTGGCTTTTTAATGTAATGCTGATTGACTAATTGATCCCAAAGCTCTTTGCTGATAAATCTAGGTAAGTTAGGAACAGCAGCTCTAATATTAGCATCAATCTCTCTCCCACCTGCCATTTCTTTCATTCGAGATGTGTCTACAGCACCGATATTCCAAAGATCATTCACATCTTCTATTTCAGTAAATGGATGATGATTTAGAAAATCAATTACTTCTGCTCTATACTTAGGAGAAACTTCTTTATTACTTTTGCCTTTGATCTGCATAATATGTACAGGGTCGTTAGGCGAATTACCTTCTGTGGTTGTATTTCGAGCAGGGTTGGTCTCAATTGTCACATGAGGTTTACCTTTGGCATCACGAAGTGTGAAGATTCTAGAGTCAAGATTAGCAACTTCATTTGTATAACCGCCTACACAGTGACCCATTAAATCGCCTTCTTCTTTAAGCGCTTTGTCAAGAGTATAATGAGGTGTGTTAAAACTTTCGATTGCTTCTTCAGGCGTTTTACCTGCTGCACCTACATCAACGCCTTGTTTATCACGAACTAAAAATGCATCTTTAGTAGGGTGCTTCTCGACTTTAAATCCTTCAGGCAGTGTATTAGCAGTGTCTAAAGGCTCTTTAAGCTCATGCCAAGCCATACCATTGTCATATGTTTTTAGTGCTGGAAAGTTCTGTCTAAACTCACCTAGGTTCTTTACTGTTGCTTTCTCTGCTAAGTCAGCACGATATTTGTTGATCTTAGCAACATGTCTGACTGCATCTGGGACTGTCATACGCTCTAGATCTTTAGTAGAAAGTCGAAGATGCTGTGGTAGATCAGTAGTTGAGGCAACTGCATTTCTAAGCTCATCAGTTAAGTGGTCAAAGCCGAAGTTGCTTAGCGTTTGATATCTATTTATCTCTGCTTCAGGGTCTTTTTCAAGCGCTTTTTGCAACCCTTTCCATTCTTCTACTGAAGGATGCTCATCTGGATGTAATCGATGCAATGCATCTTTAATCTTAACTGTGTCTAAACCCCAGTCAGTTTTAAACTCCCATTCTTTTCCTGCATTCGTAGTAGCAAGCCCTTCTCTAGGATGACCACGTTCTTCTCTTACATCGCCAAGGATCTTAAACACATTAGTCATGGTGGGGTCTAATTGTTCAAATCGGTCACCAAGGTCTTGCATATGCGTAATTCCTTGATCTGCAAGGTTACGAACTGGATCTTTAGGCGTTCCCATGTCATTCTTAATATAGTTCTTAAGACGCTTATCAACCCATTGATTTAGTGACTGTGTTTCTAGCATATATTGACGTTGTTCAGGAGAATAGCCTATCCTGTCTGCCATTTCTTCCCAACCAGGTCTAAGGGTATAAGGGTCAGAATCATGCGCTAAAGTAAGACCTTTCTTAAAAGGCTTTAATGCATAATTAAGCTGCGCATCTACCCAATTACCGCCTGGGTTCTTAATTGAATAGTTCCAACCTTTATCGTCTTGTCGTTTCTTGATCTCTGCTTTCATCTGAGCAGCTGTCGGCTTATTCAGATTTCTTTGCGTTTGTTCTTTAAGCTGTTTACTCGTTACATAGATCGGATTACCTAACTTATCCACACCTTTTTGAACTAATGCATTTTCAGGGTTAAGATTAAGTCCGTACTGCCCTTGTTTTAATGGATAATGCTTTAATAATTGATCTTCAGGTAAATCCATTCTTACGCCAGGAAGATCTGCTTCCATTTCACCTGCTGTATGATAGTATCGATCAGTTGGTTCGATAAACGGAATCAATGAAGCTTGGCCGTGATTTGCAATGTTTACAGCATTGTCATACTGATCACCATGTGGTGGTCTGCCTTTTTCTTTTTCAAAGAGCTTAGCAGCATCTAAAGCAGAAATATTGTTCTTGTTCATCAACTGCTCTAGCTCATAAGCATCTTCCATAATATGCGAAGGCGGGTGCATTGAAGGATTACTACCTTTTTCAAACCCTTCATAGTGCTGAATAGCATGCTGAAGCTCATGTTTTAATACTTTCTTTGCTTCTTTAGGGTCTTTTAGTAGCGAATTATGCAAATCAATTCTATTCAGCATCTCATTATAGCGACCATCAGCGCCTGGAATATCCCACATATGTACGTTAATATCACCAAGATGAGGGTATGCGTTAAATAGCTTAGGATGATCTATAATGTCTCTTACTTTCAAGTCAGACCGATTAGCAAGCGATGGATCTATCTTCATCTGAGAACCTATATCAGGTATCTCTTGACGCCATTTTTGGTCAAGACCTCTATATGTGCCTGTCAATGAGTGTATTACATCAGGCTCATACTTTTCTTTTTCTAACTGTTTTGCAAAACTGCTAAAGTCTGCATTCCATAGATTTGACTTTTCACCTTGCATAATACCAGTCTGAAGACTAGGTAATCCATATCTTCTTGTCAAATCATCAGCTGTTTTCATCATGCCTTGACCTACAAGCTTTCCTGCAGCAGGGGCATACTTCGTTGCAGCAAGTGGATCAATCATACCCCCTACAACATTTGTGCCTAGTTGCGTCATTGCATTCGATGTGTAAGGCTTAAGTCCAGGGACTTTATCTGACATTGATTTCAGATAGTCTTCAGTAGTTGGCATTGCAGTTTCAGAGCTGACTGTGTTCGGCAATAAGTAATTAAGACCTGCTCGACCTAACGACTCGATGTCCCCAAAAATACCTGGAACTGATGCGGCTGTGCCTAATCCTGCAGATCCTAGAGTAAGACCTAATCCTTTCATTGCGCCTGTGAACATCCCAATTGGGTCAACAGTCACTGGCTGCCCGGCTCTGTTTCTTGCAACTGCTTTATTGGCATCAACCGCTGCTCTCATTTTCTCTATTTCAAGCGGGTTGTACGTCTCATTTGCTGGAACGTATGCTCCCATCGGATCAACATAACTTGGATCAGGTTGATAGTTGTAATTGCCTTCAAGTGTGACCGAAGATGTAGGTAGCGGCATGCTATTCACTCACAATGGGAATAATGCAATCATAACACGACTCTGTTAGACTGCATATGGGTTTTCAGCTCTTTTATTATAGTCGTCATCGATATAGTCATTTGACTGTTGTACAAAATGATCGATCACAATAATGTTCGCATCCCTTAGGTAGCGTAGTGCTTGAGTCAGTGCGTCCACATAGTCGTCATGCCGACCTAATGGAAAACTACAGATCTCTGACAGGAACGGCTGTATCCACGTTCTGGCCTGTCCTGGATGCTCAGTCGACTCCGGCAAATACAGTAACCCTTTCTCGATCATCGGGGCAATAATGTTCAGTCTGGTTGCTTTATCAGCATTTCCTGGGTTATATCCTCTGATCGGAATACGAGTCTTCTGAAGGTCCTGAATGAGTGCTATACCACTTGATTTGTTCTCTACAAGGACTAAGTCCACCTTCTTACCACTACCAAACTCGTCTGGATCTCCATAGATCTCCTCAAACTCTTCTTTTAACTTAGACCGTAAGTCTGGGTACAAGAGCCGCTCTGACCAACAGTCAATGAGCATGACACGATTCCCCTTATCCTCTGATGGTCTAAACACGCCTAACACTACACACGCAGTCGGGTCATTGATCTGCTTGTCGGACGCTGCACAGTCGTAGGACTGAATCACATATGAAAACTCTGGAAACGGTCGGTCTGCATCCCACAGCTCAAACCATGATCGTTTTACAAGACCAGACTCTTCTGGGTCGAGAATCTCTGCATGTATCTCTTGGCGGCCGAGGCTTGTTCCTTCATACTGCATAATCTGATTCTGAAAGTTCGGTGCTAGGTTATGCAAGTTTGAGTACGTAGAAGCTGTGGTCACATGCACGTCCTCACCATCTCTATCGTTTAACTCTACTATTTTCGGTACAGGCTTCGGAGTAGTAGTGCACACCATACGTGGCGTTTTACCGAGACGAAGACTGAACTGTATCATGTCCCATGCCTCATCCAGATAGTCCCAAGCGGCAAGCTCGTCAGCCCATACATGGTGCCACTGAGGACCACGGAAACGGCTAGGCTCGGATGCTGCGATTCCTTTAATTAAAGACCCATTCTTAAGAGTAAGCTCATGAAGCGATATTCCGTAGTTCTGTATAATCTCAGGCGGTGTCACATTTAGCAGACCAGAGTCTCCATTAAAACACACATCACGTATATCTCCTGAGGTTGGTGCTGATACAAGTATACGACTACCTGGCTCATTCCAAGCCTTCCACCATGTCCACTCTGCTGCTAATCGTGTCTTTCCTGCTCCTCGGCCTGCAAGGAGCAACCACACTGACCAATCGGTCGGCGGTTCTATCTGGTGCGGTAGAGCAATCGTTAACCACTTCAATCGGGCTTTAAATGCTGCTCTCCACTCTGGCGACATTTGACTAAGCTCTTTATCGTGCTTCTGAATTCGCTCTGCCACTTTTTGAATCTGTTGTTCGGTAAGAGGCATAATGTGATTATAGCACGACTGCAGAGCTGCAGAGAGCTGCAGAGATCAGGGAAACAAAGAGCTATGCACTAAGTGTTTACTTTAGGTACGAAGTGCTGAGGACTCAGAAGCTGACATAGGCGCCCCCGGCTGCTAAGTCTCGAGGTCCTATGAATTCTGTAGCAAAAAAGCCCAGAATCTAAGCCCAAAGCCCACAGAATAAGATCTAAGGCACGTAGGCCTTAGATCTTGGTACAGAGATTATAGAAACGTGATGTAAATATAATCTTTAACTTCGACTTCACAAACTTCTGAATCACTTGGAAGAGATTTAAGATATTCTAAAATCGATTTTTTCTCGATATTCACATAAACTTCTGAATTTGAGATTTGAGCTTTGAGTTTGCTTGGAAAGCATTCTATGTTTTTGATTGCAAATACTGTTTTCATGTAAAACTCCTTGTTAAGAATTAAGAATTTAAAATTTAAAACTTAGGAATTTGTGTTCCTAAGAATCATTATACATAGTTCTAAGAAAAAGTACATAATTTTTTAAATATTTTTATTCTTGTCACAATGTGAAATAGTTCATTTTCCTATGTACAAAGTGAAAATTTCCTGATATATACGCGCAACTTTCATCATGTGAAAGTGCATGTCACATAGTGAAATTTCATCATGTAAAAGTGCATGTCACATAGTGAAATTTCAGCATATAAAAGTGCATTTCACGTTGTAAAAGCTCATTTCATCATGTGAAAGCTCATTTCACTATGTAAAAAATCTTCAAATCTGATTCAGTTCAGAATCGAGTCACTGAGCAGAATCTGAGCCGAATCTGTTCAGAGCTAGAGCCCGTTTGACTGAGCCCTGATTCTCGTCTGAGATCTGAGTCTGAGCTCTCAGTACTAAGTGCTTGAGCCCGTTTGGCTGTGGCCGATCTGAAGATCATTTTGGATGTCGTTCAGAATCTCCTGTGCGATGGAGTGTGAAGTCTGGACCTGAATGGCTCCACCATTGTTGCCCGTAAGCTCGATTTTGTTCCGTTCTGAGTACTTTTGAGGAAATCTAGCGGCCATAATTCGATTATATACACCGCCATTAAGTCTTGAAGACCCTGGGTTTTCGACTATGTGCGAAATACCTAGATCTTCCCAATAAGCCAATTCTAGCTCTTTAGCTGTGCGCAAGGCCAACAAAAATTCTTGGTGCTGCTCGGCCCAGTTATCTAGCGTTCCCCAATTCAACTTTAATTTTGCAGCAATTTGTTCCTTTGACATACCTTCTGAGCCCATTTGAATAACTTGTTGACAATATTCAGGCTTATACTTAGTAGGTCGACCAATTTTCTTTTCAATTACGTCATATTGCATGTTGTTTCCTTCCAAATGGAGTCTATGAGTTTATTTAATCTTGATGCTTTTATACCAAATGAACGAGCTTTAATGTGTTCAGGTGATAGTTTACGACCTTTTCTAACTGCCGATAATGCCGCAATGTGTTCAGGCGTTTGAGGAATTCCTTTTTTACCTTTGGAAATATTTGCAGCATGTTTAGCTGATTTAGGTCTGCCTTTTAGTTTAATGCTGTTTAATCGACCATTTCTTTGTCGAGTTTCTAAAGGAAGACCGCATAAAGGAGAATCTTTTGTCGTTTCTATAGCTTGATTCGCGTATTTATTACTTTTCCAATATTGAAATGGAAGAGAATTAAGCCATTTCTTTGCTTCTGTTTCTGAGTCGAACCATTGTTGAAAAATAACCTCGACGTTGTCGCGATGATGGCCTCCGTGCTTAGCGCAATGTGCGATCCAATATCTACCACTGCCACAATACAAATTCATCTCAGTCATCACAGTTTGGCCTATGTACATCTTATCTGATGTTTTGTTTTTCATAATGTAATACCAGCGTGGTCGCCAATCGGTCATAATTTCTCTCCTTAGTGGGTGTGAAATTGATTGTAACACAAAGTGCTAAAAACAGGCACTATCGGTAAAAGTTACATCAGGATACAAAATTACACCTAGTCAAATTCATATATATAAAAATAAATTTAATAATAAAATTAAAAAAAAGTAACTCAGTAACTCAGTAACAGACCAACAGCAGCTTACCTCTCCCAAGTTACATAAAGTTACAAGAAATCTTCAATTCTGTTTACTTTTCAGTAACCTATTTGCTAAACTGTGGACTATGCTAAACTGTAGTATGTTCTGGTTACAAAAGTTACAAAATCTCATTTTTTGTAACTTTTTCACAGCCAATTTTGTAACTCATTTTCTACCCCATCTGTAACCTAGAAACTAGGTTACAGATGGAGTTACAGAACACCATTTCACAATGTGAAAGACCACCAACTATTTCACTATGTGAAATCAACGATTCTAATCTATGGTATAATAATATGGTAGTAACTTAGTTTTAGATTTCTTAATTCAAAATTTTAAACAGGAGTTTAATATGCAAAAACAACAGTTTCATTTCTACGGACAACAGTTTCACTTTTATGGTTCAAACTTTATGGAGTGGAAGACTTCTACCAATCTCCAAGAAGTCATCGATCATTTTCGTACCAAAGAAAATGCCAAGCATAATTTTGCTGTCTGGTACGTCCCACTTGCAGACAATATCGAATACGAGATTAACTGGTTCGAGCCACAAGTCGAAGGCCGTATCTACCTCGGTAGCTATAACAAAAAGCAACGTATCGACATTAAAGAGGAGGTGGCAGAATGAAATTCACCAAACTTTACAAAAATCGGTTTTACATTTACGAATGGCAGCCACACCATTTCTACGTCTATGACACCAAAGATCCTAGCGGTCTAGCCGTCAGCTATCCTGATAATCCGGAATTAGCCATTTCAAGTCCACTTTTATCTACTGCACATTCTCTGTGCGATATGATCCTTAGAAAGGAGTCTCAAGTATGAAAATCACTCAGTTTCATGATTCTATTCCTCATTCTAAATTTAAACCTCGTTATAAGACTTCAAGGTTGTACTTCGATTATAAAGGCGAGACATTAATGGACGACTTACAGAACCGTCGTTCCAGACCCGCTGATCAACTTAAAGTCTTACTTCCAGAGATCTTCAAGCATTACAACATTAACCCTAAACATGCCAAATGGTCACAGTATGCCGGTTGTAATTGCCCTTGTAGTCCCGGTTTTATCCTCTATGGCGTTTATGGTAAGAACTATGCAGTCACAGTAGAAAAGGAGTTACCAAATGCGTGAGTTCGAATTACCCCAATTAACCCCTGAAACCGAGTCTCAGATCTATGACATTCTCTCTGCTAGATTGGCTGTTAAGATCTTTCAGTGGTTTCAGGAAGAAGCGATTGACCATTTTGATTTTGCAAAAGAAGGTGACCTCATTACCGATCTGATTGATGACGAGGACCCCATGGATGTGCATTCCAAGCTGTGGCGTATCTCCACTCGGCGTTTTGCAAATATGCTTTTAGATCAATAACTTACAGATGCCAGACTTTGTACTTTGTTTCAGCTATTTCACATAGTGGTAAAACAAAGTACAAAAATGTGGTATAATGTATCATGTAGTAAAAATGTTGTAGTTGTATTCTTAATTCTAAACTTACTTTTAAAGGAGCTTTATCATGGAATTATCACCGATTAACACAGAAATGCCAATGCCGGTTACAACCGATGCTACTATTACTCAGTCTTCACTTGCTGATTTGTTTCACTCAATGTCCTCAATTATGCAACAAATGTCTTACAAAATCAGTCAATTAGAAGCTAAGCTCGAAGCTCAAGCACCAACAAGTATCGAAGAAACATTATCAGAGTTTTTAGTAAATAGTGAATTCGAAGATAGAGTCAACGAGCTTGTCGAGCACCATATGCGTTACGAGTTTGATATCGATAACCATGTCGATATTGCAGATGTTGTTCGTGATACACTTAACACTAGTCTCACCATTAGTTTCGATATCTAATATGCCTTCAGCTCTTAAATATAAGACGCTAACTAAACCTAAGCACGTCTTCGTCCTCATCGACGAAGGCGATGTGCTTAAAGTTTACGAAAGCAAAATAGATGCTCAGAACGATGCAATCAAGTATGAGCTTACCGATTATTTTATACAAGAAACGGAGTTTAAATAATGCAAAAACCCTATGTTACACACAACGATCAACCTATTAGTATTCGTGGCACACATGGCCTAGCCCGTTTGTCCAATCTTTCATACGCCCGAATCGTCGAGATGTTCGGTGAGCCTTGCGATGATTTCGATGATTTTAAGTCTGATGCAGAGTGGACAATTCTATTTCCAGATGGTGAAGTAGCTACCATTTATAACTGGAAAAATGGTAAAAACTATTGTGGACCCGATGCTCCACCTGTAGAAGAAATACGTGAATGGAATGTCGGTGGCTATACAACCGATGTCGTCTTACGTCTTCACCAACTTTTAATGAAAGAGCCTATACATTATGCATAGCTCATTGTAAACTATGTTAAAGTAATACACACTTACTTATCCCCTCCCTAAAAGAGGGGTTTTTTAAACTTCAAAATTGGTACAGAGTCTATGAGACATATACAACAAACACCAACTCACTCGCACAAACAAAAAAATCCCCAATGTATGGCATTGGGGATCTAAGCACTTATATTAACTAAGGTAGTCCAATCGTTCACTTGTGAAGGAGTCATTGAATGAGTTTCAATGAAAAAACAATTAAACCAGAAACATTATATCACACATTTCTAAAAGATAGACAGTTTAATGACCAAGATGTACAGTCATTAGGTCTAGAACACCTCGACCCACAACAAACCTCACAATTGATGGGGTTCACAGTCTATAGTGCATCGATCAAGATTCCGTACTTTGACATACATGGTCAGCCTACAGACTTTAATCGAGTTCGTCTTCTGAACCCGATCGGAAAGATGAAGTATTGCCAACCGCGTCAGTCTGGCTCTCACATCTATTTTCCAAAGAACCCGTTATGGCCCTCAGCATTGACCAACTTACAAATTCCGTTAATCATTACAGAGGGGGAGTTTAAAGCACACGCCATTACCAAAGCGATTGTAGCAGAGAACCTGCAGTACATCTGTTTAGCGGTTCCAGGGGTATCATCATGGACAGACAAATCAGGCCTTCCTATGCACAAAGATCTAATGTCCATTCTCTATGAGAAGTCATTATCAGCCCGCGATGTGTACATTCTATATGACTATGACGGTAAAACAGATGATGGTGAGCCGAATGAGCAAGTGGCACTTGAAGAGAACAAGCTAGCTATTACACTTGCAGGACTAGGTGCTAAGGTCCACCTTTGTAGAATTGGTCGGTTCAAACCCGTAAAAGGACAGAAATATGCAATAGACGACCACCTATTGATTGGTGGAACACTGTCTGAAGTATTGATGTCATGCATAGAGCCGACAATGATGAAAAACAGTGAAGAGTATCGTTTATACACGGCTCGTACACAGTGGGCGATCTATGATGGACAATGGATTCGGCTCAATGATGGTAAACAGTTTAATGGGCAAAGAATAAGAATAGAGTTGGCGAACCATTCATGGATTCGGCCAGCTGCCAATGGTAGAACGACCACAGTAAAACTAACTGATGCATACCCTGCATGGTCAAAGCGTTTGAACCTACGAGGTATGGGTATGTACCCAAAACATCAAGGGCTTCGTATTACGCCGGACGGATACTATAACTTTATGAAAGCATGGAAATACGAGCCATTAGAAGGCACACCTACTCCATGGCTTGAATGGTGCTCGTACTTTTTTAAAGATGCACCAGAGTTTGAAGACTTTTTTCATAATTGGATAGCACAGATCATACAAAAACCGTGGGAGCGTAACAATACCACAATTCAGATCATTAGCCCTAAGCAAGGTATTGGTAAGTCATTTAGTATTGGTTGGATCGCAGAGATGATGGGTGATATGGCACTCTCTATTGGTCCTGATAGACTCTTTGAGAAGTTTAACCAACACGTACTGAACCGTGTGTTGATCACAGTGGACGAGCCAAGCACTGATAATGCAAGGCATGCAGATGAGCTGAAGAACCTTATTACAAGTGATACACTTACATTAGAAGCAAAGAACCAAGATGCCATTTTCATTACGAACTATGTGAACTATGCATTTACCACGAACCACGCCAAAGTGACCACAGTGAATGAAGGGGCACGCCGTGAAGCAATCTATATGCCACACTCTTTAGACCCTTCAGTATGTTCTGAGTTAATCTATAAGGTAAAAGAATGGTGTGAAAACCAAAATGGCTTTGAGATCATGATGCACTTTTACAATACACGTGATCTTTCTAATTTCGATGCAAAAGCGCCTGCCCCAATGTCCGATCACAAACAAGAAGTGATACAAGCCAGTAAATCTGCATGGTCACAATTTGCACAAGAGGTGTGGGACTGGGTTGAGAACGAGCTTGATGGCTCTGCTGCGATCAGTAAAGGCATGATGAATGTATTGATTCGTCATTTTAGGTATGAGGATTCACGTATTACTGCACACTCAATAAATAACTCATTCAAAGAGTTGTGTTTCAGTCAACAGAATAAGATGATCAAAGACGATAGAGGCCAATGTCTTCGATGCTTATTACTTACACGAACAGCAGAGGATACGCATAAAAGCTCTGGTTATAGAATTCTTCTACAAAAAACGAATGATGCAATCGAGAAATTAATATCAAAAACTTCATATTAGCTATTTCACATGATGAAATCAAATAATTCAAAAGTGTAGTATAATAAACTTAGTAATATATTTTATTACTATTTTTAAATCTTAAATACTTAACTTTAAAGGAGCTTTATTATGGCACATGAAATCGCCAAAACAGTAAACGGTAAAGATGCAATTGCCTATGTAGGTGATACACCATGGCATGGTCTTGGTCAACAACTCACACCTGATTCACCATTAGAAGTATGGGCAACCGAAGCAGGTCTAGATTTTCAGTTACAAACTACTCCTATTTGGTATTCACCATTTAGTGATGGTCAAAACATGAAATCATATACCGGTAAGCGTGTTATTCTTCGGAATGATACACACGATGCACTAGGTATTGTGTCAACACGTTACAAAATAGTACAACCTATAGAGGTTCTAGAGTTTTTTCGTGACATTATCGGTTCCTCTGCTCAGTTGGAAACAGCAGGCGTACTTCGTGGTGGTGCACATTACTGGGCACTCGCTAAAATGGAAGGTGAGTTTAATTTAGCAGGCGATAAGGTGAACCAATACTTACTCCTTGCATCATCAGCCGATGGTTCACTTGCCACACAAGCACGTCTTACTACAGTCCGTGTTGTATGCAACAACACAATGCAGGTTGCACAAAGTAATGGCCAAGCAGTGAAAGTACGCCATAGCTCTATCTTTGATCCATCAGAAGTAAAAGTAAAGTTAGGCGAGATTAATCAAAACTTTAAAGCATTTCAAACCACCGCCGAGACACTTGCTCGTATTAAGTTATCAAGCCAACAGGCATCTAAGTTATTTGTAAGTATACTCGGTGGTTCAGAAGATAAACCAAGTCGCCAAGCGGCACGTGCATTACAATTATTTGAAGGTAGCGGTATTGGTAGTGATCTGGAATCTGCAAAAGGTACTGGTTGGGGTGCACTAAATGCAGTCACACAATTAGTTGATTGGGAAAATGCCCGAACAGATGATGCACGTATCCGTAGTGCATGGTTTGGTTATGGCGCCAATATCAAGCAACAAACTCTCGATGCATTAGTCACAATGTAATCTTTCACTATGTGATAAAGCACAAAAAGCTTTATCACATAGTACTTTCTATGATATAATGTTCATAGTAATACTTCTTAATACTCAACACAAGGAACTAAAATGTCAAACTGGGATGCAGCATTAGATGCAGCAATGGAAAATCACTATATTCAACAAGATCTTCTTGAAGAACGAATTCAAGAAACACTTACAACTGAAGAACATGATCCATGCAAATGGTTTAATGTTTGGGAAGCAATTGCTAATTCATCATTCACTAAAGAGCAAGAAATAGAGTTTGAAGCATTGTTAAGAGCAAAAGATGTAAAAGCTCTTGAGATGATCATTGATTTATCAACACAATATCAACGATACTTTATTGAGAAGGATATAGACAATGAATAAAACAACATGGGCCGATTGGTTTGTAGCAACCGTTTTCGGAATTTTTTATGCAGTACTTTTAGCGAGTTTTTGTAAACTATTATGACACCTATTCAATGGCACAGAAAAAGAACTAAAGCAAATATGCCGCATGTGGCAGAATCAATGCTTGATTTAATGAACGAACACGGACCTGTTCGAATTACCGAGTTTATCGAAACAGTAGAAAAAGATGCACTAGGTTCAAGAGCGCATTTGTACTTTAATTTAAACTGGCTTCGTGAACATGGCTATGTAAAAGCCACGAGCCCTGTAAATAATCTTCGTGTAAAAGAAGTAAGTATTACAGCTAAAGGTTTACGTTACTTAGAGAATGATCATGGATAGTATCTCTTCTAAAGAGTATGACCATTGGAAACATGAGAGCACTAAAAAACAAGTTCGTCATCTTACTTGGTATCATGTGAATGAGCTTGTTGATACACTCGAAGCCAACATTAGAAAAGCAAAGTATCATTATGAGTTAATTGTAGGTGTCACAAGAGGTGGTTTGGTTCCTGCAGTGATGCTAAGTCATCGTCTTAAACTTCCGATGATGGCAATCACACCACGAACATTGATACCTATCACAAAAAGATGCCTCGTGATTGATGAGATCTACGATACTGGTGATACGATTAAACAAATTAAAGAAGTAAACCCAGGCATTCACGTCGGTGTTTTGTTTCATAATGAAGCATTACCTGACTTAGAATACTTTGCAACCAAGGATCCTTTGAATCAATGGATCGTCTTTCCGTGGGAGAATTAACATGAAAAAGCAGTCTAATCCAATACCTGATTGGAGAAATCCTCAGTTTGTATACCATCAGTCAGTAGCTACTGACATATTAAAAACGCTAAAGCGGTTTGGGTTTGTTCCGCCTTCAGAAAAGAAAGAACAAAAGCAATGAACTCAGATATTTTTCATAAAGTGAAAGAGTTTCGAACGAAACTGAATTTACCGACTAATACTAAGCCTCAACTCCTTAAGCCCGAGGATATTAGTTTTTATGCTCGTTTTATTATGGAAGAGCTAAGTGAGTTGATGAAAGCCCATGAGAAAGGGAACCTTGTAGATGCTGCTGATGCACTTGCTGATTTGTCTTATGTCACTATGGGTTGTGCTCATCATATGGGTGTTTATCTACCTCGTGTACTTGATATTGTCCATGAAGCCAATATGCGTAAAGAGCCAGGAACCACGCAAAGAGGTTACCAACAAGATGCAATGAAACCTCAAGGGTGGATAGGACCTGAGGAGATGATTGCATTAGAGTTATTCGAGCAATGTAGATAATGAAAACATTTGCATTAATAACATCATTATTTATTTGTGGTTGCGTCATTTTTTTAACGGAACTCGCACGCAAAGAAATAGCATATGACTGCCGTATGTTGATGGGCGGATGGCATCCTGACATACCACAACAAGTAATAAAACAATGTAGGGGGTAATATGACAGATGAACAAATGAAAGAGTTGGCTGAATTGCGTGTAGCCATACAAGATTTAAAGTATCAATTGATACAAAAGCATGATTTGCGTGAATTAAGTGATGCAACAATACGAGAACTGTCAGTTGCTTTTATGTTGGTATTACGCAGAACTCCTGAAGATGAACTTTTTGAAA